TTGTGCTCCTTGTTGTAGTACTGGCGTCACCCAGTGTAAGGGAGCTACTCGCTAAAGTCAATAACATCCTGGATAAATTGGTCGGTTTGATTTGGCCCAAATCCCCCACTAGGTAGCTGTTTTGAGATTTCTCCAGCTTTTGTACCAAACAATCTAGAAAGTACACCAGCGTTACCTCGGGCCTCAACCTCAATGCGCATCAAATCACGGGTGTCTGAAATGTTCTTAAACTTATCTATGAGTGAGAACAACCTATCCATCTCTGATGAGAGGGCTGGGTCAAGCCCTTGACCTTCAAGTTCCTCAGCAAATCTTGCGAACAAAACTCTGCTGGCTTGCATCTCGATCATTGCCTGTAGCACTGCTTGTAGTTGATCCTTGGTGCGTATCTCTACAGGTAGCTTGAAGCCACAATCAGAATGTTCGCGGAATGCGGGACAACGTGAGGCTAGATAGCAACTATCACACTGACGCAAAGGGCTGCTTTGGTAGCGTATTACAGGGGTCTCTTTTGGTGCTATTTCTATGTATTCATCCTGCTCAGAGCCTGTTTGTGTACCCATTGAAACTATGTTTTCAATGCCCATAACCGGTAGTAATAACCGCTCACTGTCGTGCCGCTTTTCTAGCGGGGGTATAGCAATACTTCCCCCCCGTGAAACCGGTTTAGGTGCAGTAGGGGTAGTGGGGGGTATATCAACTATATCCCCCTCTTCTTGGGGGGTAAACTCTGACTCGTCGTCCTCATCGCTGGGGTCATAGGCCCAAAAAGTACCCTCTTCCCAAGCCTTCCAGGACCTTATTGACAACGCCCCTACCTCAGAAACATCGTCTTCCATGATTAGATCGTAATCTACTCCAAGTCGAATAATATCGGCCCGATGCTTACGTCTGGCAGACTCTTTATGTTGGGCTGGGTACCTGTGTAAACCATGACCATCCCATACTTGAGTTTCCCCATACCTAATGGCAGAAGTCCATGATCCAACAATAACTGCCTCCCATGGCAACTCCTGGATGATGTCTGGTTTGCTTGTCAGACCGTACAACTTTGCCCCCCAGCGTTGTGCTAGAGAGCGTATTCTTGGCAACGTCTTACTATTTATAGCCTTGTCTGATATGGCCACTCTTCCATTCTTCTGACAAAGCCATGCCATGCGTTCTAGGTCGTCCCCATCTGACCAGACGGGTACGTACTTTTCCCCTAGCCATTCGCCGTCCATATCTGGCCTACCAATGACTACAGAAAGGCTGTCTGCATGATCTCTTACAAAGTTTTCATACTTGTTTAGATCCTCATCATTTTCTGATGTGTACACAAGTAACTCAGCCCCACCGTAAAGCGTGGCCAGATCTAGCTCCTTACGCTTTGGCACTGGAAAGTGTGTGATGTTTATACCCATCTTGTCGACACCATTAGCAACCAGCAGGCTTCTATGGGTTCCCTTTTCAGCACCGCCAAAGAATATCTTCATCATTCTCTCCAAGTCTTTTCTGCGGCCTTTAGGGCTTGATTATCCATCTCCTGAACAAGCGTATCCCAGTCCTTTATCACGCGTAATCCAGCCCATTCTGGGCGTACAACGTAGGGTGACGCAGCCATCAACGTGGGCATACCAAGTTTTAAGGTTTCGGCACAGGTTATTGGGTCGTTATCAACGTACCATTCCGCTTTGCCAAACACTGCGGCTACTCGATGAACTCTCTCGGCTCTTAAATAAGAGTCTGGCTCATCTAACATTTCATAAAACGAGGGTTTTATACCCTCTTTCTTTAGCCAGTCTTCTATTGGCAGCTTGTCGTATGTTTCGTTGACTACCAAGCAAACACGACCAATTGAAAAATCGTGCATCATGCGCCAAAGTGAAAACCCCTGAGGATCGGGCTGTCTTAGAGCCAGAGTTTCCGCTGGGCGAGCCAATACAGAAAAGTTAAATATGATCACCCGTCATACATCCCTTTTGCTTGACGATTCTTGAAAGTCACAAAAGCTGATGCTGGGCAATAGTGGCATAGGTACTGGCGGTTTTCTTTTGGAACGCCAATCTTGCGCCCAATAGTTTTTGACTCGTTCTCGTAGTCAGGGCACATACCAGATGGGCGATTATGGCGGTTAAAGCACTTTAGAGCTTCGACTTTTAGATCGTCTTTTAGCTCTCGCACTTCCCACTCGTTTTTTGCTAGCTCTTGTTTGATCTTGGTCTCATCCCCAAGCTTTTCCCACGTCTCCTGGTCACATCGCAAGATTATTGACTTGTGTGCGTCAGGGTCTGGGTTTGAGGCTTGACCGAGGTGACGATTACAGAGCTCAATAAGCTCCATGTCATACTCAGCTGGACCATCGTAATCTCGCATACGGTACATCGTACCGCAGGATTGGCACGTCAAAAGACGGGGCATGTTGTACTCCTAATTAGGTTTGTTTGGTTATTCAGTCTTCTGCGTAACCGTATTCGTATTCTTCATCAGATGATACAGTAATCCCACGCATAAAGTCAACAACATTGTATTGAGTTTGTAGCATTTTTGCTCTGGTTACAGCGTAATCATCCGTGCGCTCTCCACCTCGTCCAGGAGTTAGGCTCTTTAGACGACCGTCGTTGATACCATCGTGAAGGTCGCCGTTCATTGATCTTGATGTATTTACTGCCATTTGATCCTCCTCAGGTTCCTGGGCGTCTTGAGCGTTGACGGAAAGCTTGACGCTTTAGCTCACTGTCTGCTTGGCCTATTCCTTGCATAGCAACACCTACATAGCCAGTCTGCCCTCCGGTCATGTCACGAGCTGGTGGGCTAGGATGGCGTGATGGGCCAGTGTATGAAGGATTGCCAAAGTCAGGTCGTACAGCTCCTGTGATTGGATTCATGTCGTGCCTAGAGGGTTGGGCGGGGGCCATAGCGGCGTATTGTGGTGGCATTCCACCAGTGTTTGATCCTGGTTCTCCAGGACGTGGAACACCCATATCCATGAATCCACGATCTTCACCGTACCTACCTGTTTTGGCAGCGGCAGGAGCTGGCCCACGGCCACCAAATCGGCCAAGTGTGCCACCTCCTTGCTGGGTAGCCCTACCAACTGGGGCGCTTGCGGGTGACCCGTTGTTAGCAGAGTTACCATAGGTCATATCTCGGAGTACAGATGGGCTAATCCCCATTGCCTGCATCTGGGATTGAGCCGCTCGGTTATAGCCGGTCATCTGTGGTCCTGCATTTAATGCCCCCATAGGTGCTCCACCTGCTGGAAGGCCAGTGGTTGGGGCACCAGAGGGTAGACCTCTGGTGTCTGCCGTATAGTCAGTTGTTGCTTGTGCTGTGTACTCCTGGCCTGGACCATATGTAGTACCGCGCATCACACGGTCAGCTGCCCTGTTCCACATGCGGTCAAGCAAGCCTGTACGACTTTGTGGAAGACCAGTTGTTGGTGCTGGTGCACCAGGACCACCAGCTGGTGCGCCGGTTGTTGGTGCTCCTGTGGGGGCACCGGTTGTGGCTGGTGTGCCACCACGGTATAGTTCTAGACCGGTACCGGGGGTGGGGGAGCTTTCTTTGGGAGTTTCAGCTTTGGGAGTTTCAGCTTTGGGTGTGCCTGTTTCTGGTTTAGAAACAAGGTTACCACTAGCGTCGTAATCTCCACCCATACCTGCATACTGTGGTGGCATGCCCCCAGTGTTTGACCCAGGCTGTCCTGGACGGGGTACACCAATATCCATTACTCCACGATCCGCAGGTTTCCAGGTTTCTTTAGTAGGTGTAGGGGTGCCCTGGTCGGGTGTGGGTTTTGGACCACCTGCGTTTGGTTTTGGCGCGTCAGGAGCAGAGGCGGGGGGTTGTGGAGTACCACCTCCACCACCTCCAAAATACGGATGATTGGGGTCAAACATAAAGTGTTGTAGGCTTGCTCCACGAGCAAGTGCAGTAGCACCAGCGCCAATTTGAGCCATGTTAAAGTCACCGTCAATGCTGGTGTTACCACCAGAAATAACCTGGTTACCACCAACGTTAGTGTTGGCGGATTGGTTCATATTCTTGGCTTTAGCTCTATTATTTGATGTGTTACCACTTTGCTGTGAGCCCATGTCTACTCCTCCGCCGCCGCTTGGCGCTGGTTGTCCACCTTTAGGTGTTTTTTCATTAGATTCTCTGTCTTTTTTATCTTTTAACTTACCCATTTTACCAAAAAAGTTCTTTACGGTTTGCTCTTCTGAACCGGGGCCGTAGGCGGTACCCCCCTGTGGTGCACGCATTGTTCCTGACACTGATCTAGCTTGATATGCAGTTCCAGGTGCCCTACCGCCTGTGTTTACATCACGTGAGTAGCTTGACGTAAATCCGGGGGAACTTGGGTTACTACCTGCTGCATTTCCGCCTGCGCCGTATGCGTTACGCATTTGCCAGGAGCCTGGTAGGGTTCCCTGCTGCTTAAGACGTTCCTGGTAGAAGTCGTAGGTTGGGGCCAGATCTTGGTTATTTGTATAAAAGTTTCCGTCAAAAGGCATGTTACACATTCCCCAAAGAGTTCATTGAGTACCTTCCAGTACCCTCAAAATCACCAGTCATTAGAGCTGGCATCACGGGAGTTCCAGACACCCATGACCTGTAAGACACCCCGTATCTTGACATAGAAAAGACTGACATTAAATTGTGCTCTTGCTTTGCCATGCCACGAGTTTGTGGGAATAGTTGTTGGGGTACCACGGGGCGTGTTTGCCTAATAGTCTCAGGATCACTGATAGCTGCTTGTAGAGCCTGGTCTACAAGAAACTCCTGACGAGTACCCCATGGTTTGGCCATTTTACTTACCTTTACCGTCGTATTGGCTCATGGATTTATTTGGTTTAATGTCAGGTCGCTTGATACCCTGGGGGTCTGCTTGGTCCTTCTCAGCGTATAGCTGACTTGGGGATTGTTCCATGGGTTTTGGAGCTGAGTTTATCTTAGAGATGTCTTTAGGGTATTCAGTAGCAGATTTTTTAACTGGTTTAGACTTAAGTTTTTCAGTAGTTGGACGAGGTATCCCATAAGGATTTGCTTCATCTTCGCGCTGGGGCTCTTGGAATCTTTTGGGTGGTTTGCTGTCTGGTACCGCAAAATTGTCCAATGCCTTTCTAGTTGCTGAGCCAACTGGCTTTAGCTTTTTTTCAGAGTCAGCAATCATTGGGTCAATAGCTGGACCTGGGTTGCTTGATGGGCCAACTACATAATTCTTTATGCCTGCAAGACCACCACGAATGGTTGATTTAATACCCACTGTCCATCTCCTTTGCAGTTCCGAGTTCTTTGTAGGGGTCTCTAGATGTGTCTTCTTCTACGTAAGCACCGTCATCGTCTTCACGGTAGATAGGCAAGCTGTTTTCGTCAATGGAGGTGCGACTATTCATTTGCATTTTTTGAATTTCGGCGTGATGAGCGTGGTAACCGTCCATGCCCCCGCGAAAACTTGATTTAATTGCCATTTTTTCTCTTTTCTTACGTGGTCCCGTCCAATTGGGGCCTAGTTTTTTATTTCGAGTTATCCCTAACGCCATTCCAAGTGGTGCTTTGGGCTTTTGACTTAGCTATGACATCTTTGTATTGCTCTTGAATGCTTCTGTGTAATTCTTGAGCTTGTTCAAGTGTCAGTCCAGGGTTGATACCCTCAACATATATTTTATACAAAGCATCAGCTAGCGTTAGTGGTGCTTGAATTTTTGGTGTTGTTGTGTCACTCATTGTATGCTCCTTTGTTATGCATTATCAAATATAACTCTACTTGTATCTAGCGTCGGTTGCGTTACCACTGGCATCTTGTACCATGTTAGCGCCACCAACTCCACCAATTGCAGTACTTCTAGCCCAGTCTGGTCCCAGTCCGGGGTTTTCTTTACGTAGTTTTTTGTAACTACTCTTTAAAGACCCCATGCTTCCTGCAGGAACACTGTACCCAGCTTGGCTGCTGTTGCTGATAGGAGAAATCTTTCCTTGAGCTGTGTTATCAGCAATTTCTTCTTTTGTTGGGTATGGGGCGTTACGAGTTTGCGATGAAAATGCCATCACGTTTGGTGCGAATCGACCTACTGGTGCATTTGGGTTACTTGTACCAAAACTACCTAGTGGTTTGCCGGAGGCAACACCATGGGGGTTGTCCCCACGACCTGCACCTGATCCTCCTGGAAGGGTTCCACCAATCATATTTCCTCCTTTTACTAACTATAGTTTATCATTTCCAAGGCGGAGCTAGGGTTTTAAGAAGGCTCCGTCTTTGCATGTCAATAACCTCTTGCTGCTGTCTACCTATACCTCTTGGTATACCCCTTGGACCAGCCTTACCATCGTTGGTTAGCTGAACTGGCGCGGCACCTGGGGGTGCAAACTTCATACCTTGTGATTGATATAGTAAACCAGTTTGAAGGTTAAATTCTTCTGGCCATAGGTAGTCGCCAGCGTTGATGCGCTCCCCCTTGTGGACTCCTCGACTATAGGGCCTAGTGTTGGTTCTAGCAACAGCGTTTACAATCTTATCTTGTCTACGGTTGGAAGACATTGTACCCAAGTAACCGTCTGGGTACTGAGTGTCAGGGGAACCACCCCATGCAGCTAAACGTGCATCCTTAGCATTCCTAAACGATGGGGTTGGGCCAAGCATGGGCTGGCTTTCTGGTACATAAGGATCGTAGCCTCCACCCCAATCAGTAAATGTCTGCTGGTTTGGACTAGCGGCCAAGGGTTCCTCCAAAAGCTCCTAGGATACCGCCTTGTCCACCACCAACGTTTGAGATTGGCTTAGGTTTAGGAGTCTGTTTCTTTTCAGTCTTCTTCTTTTTAGAAGTTGAAGAAGTCTTCTTTGAGGCCATGTCGCTCTTTTTCCTTACGTTTTTGCTTGTACTCTAGCTTTTCTTGTTCTTCATACACTTCGTCAAATACGTCGTCTATGTTTTGTGAATTAGCTAGCTTACGCCAATCATCGTTACTGTACTTACGCATACTGTGTGTTACCTCTAAACATATGCTACTGGTTATTTTGGTCTATTTCAAGGTTGTTTGTTGGTATTTTTAAATTGTGGTGAAAGGCTGCGATTCTGTATTGGATCTGGTGTAAAGTCAGGTCCTGGTGTTTGTGCGGCTCCCCTTGCTGGTGGTGCTTGACCAGGAAAAGCTGGTGCTTTTTGGGCAGATTGTATTGGAAGAAGTTCGCGTCCACCAATAGTATTAGTATCTCGGTCTACCCCTTCTATGTAAGGAGCACTTTCTGACATGGTGGTAAGCGTATTAGCTCTCTTACCCCTACCTTCTGGACCTGCAATTTCTGAGTACCTTGGCCCTTCTCCGGTGTATGTGACCTCTCCGTAGTACTGCTTACCTGATCCGCGTGTGAAGTTTCCAGTTCTAGGGGCAATACGAGCGTATTGACCAGCATTTACTAATCTACTAGAAGGAACTGCGTCACCTTCTAGATATGGGCGGTTTACTGGCATATCAGTTGTTGGCATTAATGGAGCACGAGTGTCAACTGATCTAGTTCCCTGGCCCGAACGAACTTGGTTAATTGCCATAGGAAGGTCACTAAGGGGCCTTGATATGGTAGTTCCAGCGTGTAATTCAGAAATTTCTTTTTCTAATTGTGCCGTGCGCTCGTCAATACTAGAAGGGTTTAAGCTACCCTCCCGGTCTCTTAGTAGATTTGTGCGCTCTGCTCTTAGAGCATCCGCCTGGTTACGAGCCTCCCTAGACGGGGGAACATTAATTTTAATGGGGGTAGGTCCTAATTTTGCCTTAAAGGCTTCAACGTATGGGTTGCTTATAGGTTGTTGTGGGACTCTCCTTAGAGCATCAGCTTTGTTACGTTCATGCTGAGCTGCGCGATCGGATGCGTTTCTTGCACGAACGTCGCGAATTGAGAACTCTTTTTGCATGTCGCCAACGCCAAGAGCTCCACTTTGTATTTGAGCAACGGCCTGCAATGGGGATGTTCCCTCATCAACTTCAGTTGGAGTACCAACATCGGTCATTGCACTCACACGGGTGTCTGCTGGTCTTGGTTTGTCCCCAAGAATGTCCCCGGTGGAAGCACCAACACTTTGACGAGTAACACCACGACTTGTACGTAGCATGTTTGGAGTTGCTATTGACAAGTTTACTTTTAGTTTTTTAGCAAGAGCTACCTTTTCTTCAGTAGTCTCTGGAATAGTGAACGACGCTGCAGGGTCACGTGGGGTAGCTTCAGTTGTTCTAATATCAAATTGGGACCCCAGTGCACCTGGGCGGGTAGGTGAAGGTGCCGCTCCTGTAGCTTCTTCAACTGTAGGCATGTCGCGGGCGGTTTCAGGTGCTGTTACTTTGTAGTTTAGGTCATTTAACGTTTGGACACTAACACCTGCAGGTACTGGTCTCAAGAACGGAGCAGTAGTGCCCTCACCTGCTGGTACGCGAAGGCTATCCAGCACACTGTGGATTAGTCCTTCATCACCAAGTTCTAGATCACCAGCGGATGTAGCGCCACCTTTTTCTCTTAGACGTTCTGATTTGGTGCGAGCAACGGTTAATGGGGTTGCATCCTTTACTATGTAGCTTCCCTTGGGGTTCTCTGTGGGGTGCCACACACCCCCCTCAGATTTGATATCCAGTTCACTTTTAACTGAAATTCCAGGAGTTTTTCCTTTACCTTTACCCAGTTGTTCTGCTGTTGTTACAAACGGGGTTAGTTTTACAGTAGACCTCTCTGTTATTGGAGCTCCAGTTTCGTCAACATCTTGTGTGACGTTACCTCTAGTGTCTCTAACGGGCTTACCTTGGTCGTCTGTTTTTTGAACAGGGAACGACCGTTTCTCAGATTCCATGACAACTGGATTACCGTCTTCGTCTAGTACGGCATTACCGCGTTTATCTTTTTGAATGCGGTAATAGAACTTTCTTGGTACAGTTCTTTTAGATTCTGTTCCAGCAACAGATGGACTGATTTTTTGGTGTAAGGCTTTCATTACCCTTACACGGATTTCTGTCTCGTCTTCTGGGTTTACTAATGAGTCTGACGTGTCGTCAAGCTGAATTGGAGTTCCAGATTCATCGACTTTTACATCGCCTCTAACGTCAGTCTTGAACCCTGAAGACTCTGAAACAGAGTTAATGTGTGCGTTAACAGCTTCTCTTCCTGCTGCTCTTATGACACGATTTTGAGCTGAGGTTCTCGCTTTGTGTAGTTTCTTTTCTTCCGGTGAAGCTGTCGGTGACAATGGTTCGATTGGCATAAACGTGGGGTTGGTTGAACCATCTTTTCTTATAGCACTTGGATGGCTACCTTCACGAATTTGCTTTGCTACTTCTTCTTCCGCCTTGGACTTTACATCTTTAATAGTAGCTAGGTCTTTCAACGCTTGCTCTACTAGCGGCTTTCTTTGGGATAGTGCTTCTACTGCTGATTTCAATGCTTCGTCATCAGCTGATCTTTCTCTTTCACGAAACTCTTGTATTTTTCCAAACTCTTCATCTGTGTACATTGGCTTTTCGCCAATTGACTGTAGGTAGTTTCTTTGTTCTTCTTCAGAACGACGGCGAACTGGGCCAGTTTCACCGCCAGCTTTTCTCCTTAAAATATCTTTTTGTACATTTGCAAAAACATTGGTAACCAGTTGAGGACTTATTACACCAGGGATACCTTTTTCTTTAAATCCAGGTATTACCTGTTCAATCTTGGCAGCTGTGTCTTCTTCAACCGTTGGTCCCTCTGGCTTAAGACCTCTTGCAGTTGGAATAATACGTCTTACAACGCCTTCTTCTGCCGTTGGAATAGTTGTTGGTTTTCCTGAAGCATCTGTTCCTTCTTTTTCAACCATCTTTGTTGAGTAGTCGTAATCGGTCCATCTTGGATCTGACGTTTCAACGTTTGAGATTACCCTTTCTCCAGAACCAAACTTAAGTTTTTCGGCTACACCTTTTGGTGTGCGAACGTTTCCGGTTTCTGGGTCAATAGGAGTATCATCTCTGTACACTCCAGCTGGTTGTGGTTGTACATAATAACTTGGTACACGCATTTGGTTTATAGTCGAGTCAGTTGCTAGCTCTTGAAGAACTATGTTTTGTCGTCTTAATGATTCTGGGCTTCTTCTAATGTGTACCCTTCTAGGTCCTGATCTTTTAGGTTTACCAGTAGTTGGGTCTACTACTACTTGCTCAGACCCCACTACTTCCTTAATCAGGCCGCCTTTTCGTAGCTCCATCCCTACAACGTCTGTGTCAAGACCTACATCAATGATGTTTCCTTCGCTGTCTCTACGCACTCCATACCTGGACCCACGGGCTTCATCTTGCTTTTCGATACCTTCTTGTAGCTTAGAAAAGTAAGCTTCCTTTTCACTAGGCGTTTCAGCGTTAGGCTTAGTAGTAGACAGTTCGTCTACTGATTTACTTTCGCTTGATCCAGGTATAGTTCTAACAGCAGGTTGCTGTGATCTATCTACCCATGGGTACAACTGTGGGCTAAGATTGGTAACTGGAGTGTAATTACCAAACTCTGAGGGTTCAAGGGAAGCGGTGTAGCCTCCGGTTACTGTGTCCAACATTTTGTCGGCTTCAGCGAACTCTTTAGAACCTGCTTCCCCTACAGATCTTGTGTATGACTCAGCAATCTGCTCTTCGTATGGCGTTAGCGTTGATGATGTTTCATCTGGCTCGACAGCAAACGGTCCTCGTACAGTAGCCGTGCTTGGGCGTAGTGACTCCTTACCTGAGACTTTCATCGGTTGAGTTTCGGGAATGCCACCTCTTGTTTTTTGCCAAACGAGTTTACCGTTAGCATCTCTTTTCTGTTTACCTGTAGTTGGGTCCATAACTGGGGTTTTTACTAACTTAAACTCACTAGGGGTTCTGCGTACTGTGAAGTTTCCTCTGAATACGGGCTCAGCTACTCCTCTAGCCACTTCACCCTCACGCAAACGCATACGGTTTAATTCTGGGGAAATCAACAAGTTTGCAGCGGCAGCTAGCCTTGCAGCATCTACTGTATCCTTAAATTGGCCAGACAGTGCCGCTGAGGTTTGGCCAGTATGTAGCGCACCTTGCTCTAACGATGCAGCTTCTGCTAATGGGTTAGACCCCTGATCTGGGGCTGGGATTGCTCCAAGTTCAGACAAAGCTCTTTGCTCTGTGTCAGCAGCGGACCGTGCTGATCCTTTTACAATGTCTTTTCCACCTTCACCAAAGGTGATCGCTCCTTGTTCACCTTTTTCTACTAGAGAAGAGCTCTCGGTAAAGGGTGTGGTTGGTATCTCTACTTGTTCCGATACGTCTGCGGCTGTTTCATCATCAGATGCCCTTGGGGCTTCGTACATTTCGTTAGGTGCAAGATCATCACTTGCACCCTCTTTTCCCCATCCTTGCATATATAGAATGTGCGCTACGTATTCTGCAGCAGTGGGCTTTCTACCACGAAAGCCAACTCTTCCCATCTCGTCTGCATTAGCTCTGGGTATTTGTGGGGCAGGGGTTGTTGTAGCCCGGTCTCTGCCAGGTTGGGGAGTACCTAGCTGTGATGTTCCTCCTTGAATACGTGGTATTGCACCAGTACCTTCAAGTTGGGGGACTCCCTTTGGGTCTGGAACTACCGTGGTAACCCCAGTGTCTGGGTCAGTTACCTTAGCTTGCCCACGCTGTTTAAGCGACAGAGCTTCTTTAACGTCGGCAATCTTTTCAGTGGTTGGGAATTTTTCAACACGAGCTTGTCGTGCAGAGATTACATCAGCACGTTCTTGAGCAGTACCAAGTTTTTTAACTTGTGAAGCTGCTACGTTTCTAGTGGTTTCTGTTTTTGAAGATCCAAGTCTACGCTTTCTTTCTGGGTCTTCTTTATCAGCTTTTACCTCTTTAGATACTTTTGATTTTGCTGCTTTCTTTAAACCACTTAATTTAGCACGTACATCTGCGCTAGACGACTTAAACAGTGCTTTGAACTCTGGTGTGTTGGAAACGTCTACAACTTTGCCATCTTTAGCAGCGTAAAAACCACCTGAAGCGTCGATTAGCTTTTTAAGCTGAGCGGCATCTTCAGCTGATAACCCACTGAGGTTGGATGTGTCTTCGTTTGGGTCTTTGGCCATTGGTTACTCCATGAGAAAAGCACGCGTTACTTAATATAATACCAGTTATTTGGGTTATGGTTAACGTGTAACAGGCTTAAAAGAGATAGCGGAAATCGTTTCTCCGTTGTCTCCTGGAATGTCGTCAAACCCTATGATAAAGCATAGGTCGACCCCTCTTGGTGCTACGAAGCCTCTGGCAATAGCGCATGCCTTAACTGCTTGGTTAACAGCACTGGCGCCTATTGCTCGCATTTTAGGGGACTGTCCAGCGATTACTGACCTGGCTACAATCGACCCTACGCTTTGTGGATTGCTTCCACCTGATACTTTTACAATATCATCTACTGGTTCTTGGGACATAGTTTACTCCGTATGTTTAAAAGGTTGTTATCAACCCTATAATTTTACGAGTAACCGCCCTCTTTCAGCAGAGTAACAAAGTCATCTAACCGCATCACAACGTAGGTATCACCTAATGCTTTTTCACCTTTACCAGCCCGCTTAACAACTAAAGCTGGCATCGACTTGCCCAGTTTGGATGCTTGCTCAACAGTTGCGTCTAACCAACCACTTAGGTTTAGCTTACGTTGGTTTTTACACTGTATAGCAAGCTCTCTTTCGGCAAGATTGTTTCTGATTCCGTTGATATCTCCTGTGTCTTCACTACCTTTGAGGACAGTACGGGCGGCTTTTAGAAAACCATTAGCGTTTAGATAACGTTTAATAGACGTTTCAAACGATGTGCCTTTTTGTTTAGCTCTATTTGCCATAGTTCTGCTCTGCATACTTGCGCCAGTAGTTCCGGCCAATTCTCATTTTATCAAACATCACCTTGAGTGCGTGGAAATCTCTCTCACAGTCTTCAAGTGCGGCTCGCAGCCGTTTAAGCTCATCTGCGGCTTCCTGCATTACTGAGAATGGTGGCTGCTGATCATCCCAGTTTTCTAGCCGGGTAACAATGTCGTCAGTCATTGTGTAGCTTGTCGTTGATCTTACGAAGTTCATTTAGGATATCCTGCAGGGTATCATTGAGTCTGTTAAGTGGCTCGGTTGTATACCGGTAGGTATCTTGCTGCCGCTTAAGTCGGGCGTTTGCTTCTTTTGCTGCGGCGTATCCGTAGGGATCTGACATATCATGCTCCGAATCTTGATGTTCTGCTGTCTTTACTACTTAAACCAATTCTACGACTTAGCTCTCGCGAAAGCAACTGGGCCCCGCGTTCACAGGATTCAAATACAGCTTCAACGAGTTTACGATAAGCTCTAGAAACTTGATACTTCTCTTGCTGAGCAACAACCCTATGGTCGGTGTCTCGACGTGCCTTAGCAATGGTTACCCGGTCACCCTTAACATCAGACCCCCACTGCTCAATCAATACTTTTGCTTCTGTGATTCTACATAGGTTGCCATCCCTATCTTCATCAATTTCAGCTTGCACTAACTGGCCCTTTGTGTAAGATACCCAAGACATGAACTCTGTATACAAATCCATTAGGTCACTGTCGTCTAGGTCGTCTAGGTGGTCTGGTAGTTCTGGTGGGTTGTCTGACGGCCTAGTAGGCAGGGAGAACTTACTCTTAAATTTGGAGAGAGCAGGGTCTCCATCATCTTTTGGTATTACTCTCAATTCCAACAAACTTTCTTGTAGGGGCAGTATTTACAACCGTTAGCCTTACTATCAGATGCCCAAACTGGGCGCTCTGGTTCTGTGTTGTCCTCTAAGTGTGCAATAACTTTGCTGCAGTTGTTAAGAATTGGCTGCATTATTTCTTCTTGAAAGGTAACAGTAAATTCCTTTACCTCTTGGGTGGGCTTCCACTCATAGATGAACACTATTTTGTCGTGGCCTGTGCAGTGCATGTAGATGTGGCCCTGACGGACGTGGGACGCAAATGGCTTTTTTATGTTTTTCCAAAGGCCGTCTAGGGTTAGTTCACCACTTGAGTATGCTTTGTACAAGTTTGGGTGATCCCACCGCACGGTGCCAAGGCCAACGCTCTTTATTTCAATAAGGGCTTTGCCTTCCCCATCAACCAATTCTCCATCCGCGTGACCGAGTATGCGAAACCCATCGTCACGTACAGGTACCTCGCGATAAAGGACATTACTAGAATTGCACTGGTGGCAAGAGCTAGGAGAAACCCCGTACCATACTTCAGAGCACGACGCACATTCCCATTTGCCACCAAGGATGCCAGCTTGGTGCATCCACTTCTGCCACTTTGCATGAATCGCATGGCCCTCCTCAAACACATTTAATCTAGTCATATTATATGACTCATCTGAGGCAGGATACTTGTTAATTTTATACCATGCGGCTCTAGCACACCAGTCTTTCTTTGAAAGCTCAGAGGGATGCAAGTGGTCAGTGTCTCTGTGTTGGTTTCTCTCACGGTTGTTTACCACAAGCCGCTCTTGTATTACTGGTAGTATACGACCTTTTGACTTTATTGATTCTTTGTAAGTCTTGGCGTACCAAGGTGTCTCTGTCACAGACGATCCCCGTCTACTCCTACCAACATTTGGAAGTCAGCCTCGTTAAGAATTACGTAGTGTCTGCCCCCAAGGTCAAACTGAAGCACTGGAAGACGGTCTTCAAGGACACCGCGCTGAGTAAGATCAGCCAACTCACTAGCCTTAATTGAGTAGGACTTTAGATTGTTTGTGAGCTTGTTCTCAATAAGAAGCTCGTGAGTGCGCACGTCGTTCTTTCTAAGCCAACCAGACCCAGATCCTGCGTTCCTACTGCCTTTGTACATCTTGGCAGAACGCTTCTCCTGCTTCTTGGAAGCTCTCATAATCTCACGTTGCTGATCTGCTCTGTCTTCTCTACCGAATATCATAGGAAATACTCCTTTGCTTTCTCTTTGAGTTCAGATTGTAGCCCCAAGTCCTCGCGAACTCCAAGCAATAGGGCATCTTTTCCTTGCCACTTTTGGTCTTTGTAGTTGTAGTACGCTCCAGCTCTTGTGATTATGTCTGTTGCAATACAGATGTTAACAATGTCTTTGATCACATCAAAGTCACCTAGTTTGAATGATTGGCAGTCAGCAAAGTAGAAGTCAACAACAGCAACCTGTTGCGGTCTGTACGTCTTGTTCTTTAGAGTTCTGGCTTTAATGGTCTGACCTACTGGCTCATCTTTAAACTTCAACCACTCATCTCGTTTTACTTCTAGTCTTACAAAGTAATGAAAGTTCTTGGCTTTACCACCTGGTGTGGTGCGTGGGTCTCCATACATCACGCCAATCTTCTCGCGCCATTGGTTGATGATCAAACCAGTGCACCCGCGATCCTCGTTAATCAACGACCGCTTTTGCGCCTTGCTGCTCTTACGGAAAAACTTTCCAGTCAGTCTAGCTCCTAGACCCATGGAGAACTCATCCATCATCTTCTCAGCTTCATCACCGGGGACTAGTGCCGGAAGTGAATCTAGAACAATGCAGTCAACTGCCCTATTCTCCATTGCGCGAATAATAAGATCGTAGACTTGCTCCATTACGTTAGTCTCAACTACCCACAGGCGGTCTAGATCAACGCCGATAGCTTTTGCATAGTCTGGAACAAATTCTTCGGCGGCAATCCACATAGCCACCCACTCCGGGTCAGCAGCTTGGTTAGCAGCAATGGTCTTGTAAGCCAAAGCTGTCTTCCCTGATGACTCATCACCAATGATCTCAGACCATTGGTTCATAGGCCACCCGCCGCCAAGCATAAGATCAAAAGCTAGTACTCCTGTTGTAATACGGGGCACTTCTTCTTTTACCTGGTTTCCTTGTACAATAACTTGATCTCCATATTTCTTGTTAATAGAAGAAATAATGGATTCAAGGCTCTCACGGCCAGTTTCACTTTTCATTGTTTTCCTTGTTGTTATACTCCCCAAGAAGCTTGGGAGGCTTGGTCGTACATACCATTCCAACCGCATTCAAAGCATCGCGGTGCTGGGCTGTTACCGTTGATTGTTGTGTTTCCACCTTTAGCTGTACGCACAAATACGTTACCACTACCACACTCTGGGCAGGTTAGATTCCCCTGCTTCTTAGCAGCTTCTCCTCGACCTTCCCATAGATGCGGTTGTCTTAGGGCTTCACCCATGGTAATGGGTTCGTTTGATACAGGTTGTTGAGGTAGTGGAGTGTCTCTGTATGGCTGAGGATTAGAGTGAGTCAGCCCAGACGGTAGGCGTATAGGGATTGTAGTCGGTGGCATAGATGAAGTTGTGGGTCTAGAAGAAGTGGTTGGATTACCACTAAGTTTCTTAGACCACCAATCACTGCTCATCCTCGTCATCCTCCTCTAAGTCGTAATCGTCATCTGATAGTGCTGATGATAACATGAATCCTAGCAGTGACACAATATTAGTTTCAACTAATGATGGGTCATACTTCTCAGGTTCGACAATGTTCAGCATCTCTTGGTCAATTAGGTGAGCTATGGCTGCTATACCAAAGGCTGTAATAATGTTCTCTGTAGAGACAATGGTGTCCTCGTCTAGATCGCTAGTATCACGCAGGATGTTTACCATCCAGTTTGCGCATTCTTTTACGCTGTCTAGGATACCTGCGTGAGATAAAGTAAACCATTTTTGCATTATGTCCATGATTTCGTGTTCTTGAACTTCTGCAGAGGGAACAGAGAACCCTGCAGCATGCGCTAACTTCTGCCCTTCAAGTATAGAAAGGGTGAGGTAAAAGTTACGCTCTTCGACTGGACTTGACGCCATCATCACCCTTTCGCCTCCGACCAATTATACGCTGAGTGGCATGAAACTTTTAACGGAATACCATTAATAATGTTACCATCTCCCATAGCTAATACAAACTTTTGCTGTAACTCGTCAACTATCTGCTCTGGGACCATGGCTACTAGTTCGTCATGCACCTGGACTAAGATCTTTGATCCTGTCCCAGTTAGTACATTGTTTACATCAATCATGGCTTTCTTACATATGTCAGCAGCAGAACCCTGTACCACCGCGTTGACTGCCTGTCTCTCTGCTCTGGACTTTAACATGCTGTCATCCGAGCGCAGATCTGGCAGTCTACGCCGTCTTCCTGAGATGGTCTCAACGTACCCATTCTTGATACCTGCTTCAATAACACTCTTTTTCCATTTAGTGATGCCAGAGAACTGCTTGTAGTACTGATCGATGACGGAGCGTGCGTGTTCTACGTCAACTCCTGTGGTTCTTGCCAACTTTTGAGGGCCACCACCATAAGCCGTGAGAAAGTTAACACCTTTACCAAGCTGGCGTTCTTCTGGGGTAACCTCAGACACATCCTTACCTAGGATAAGAGCGGCAGCACCCGCGTGGATGTCCTCGTTGTTCAAGAAAAACTCGCTCATCTTTTTGTCTCCGGAGAACATGCACATAACACGAAGCTCGATCTGGTCGTAGTCAGCGACTAGCAATACATGGCCGGGGTTAGCTACGAATAAACCACGGACGCTACTGTCTCTTGGGATGTTTTGCAGATTGGGGTTGCTGGAGGAAAGTCTTCCAGTAGCTGTTCTATGCAGGTGGAACGACGGGTGCAGAGAACCTTTGTGTAGTTTGGTAAGTAACCCATCAACATAGGTTGACTTGATCTTTTTAGTTTCTGCCCAGTCTATAAGCAGCGGTACTACAGGGTGTTTGCTTTCAAGATTGCGAAGAGCTTCTTCATCAACCGATGCCGAACCCTTGTCGGTGTACTTGGTGGGCTTTAGCCCAAGACCACCCTCGCTTTTCTTGCTAAACAACAGTTGTTGTTTGTGCTTAGGGCTGTCTGGGTTAAACCCAGGAGGTGCGTAATCCATCATCCCAAGCAAGAGTTCATTTAGATGAGTGTCTAACTCTTTGCCAAGCCTAGTCATGGAGCGATGGTCTACGGGTATCCCGTTGTCTTCCATGTCCATCAACACACGGATAACCTCCATGTCTTGCCGAAGGCAGGAAAGCAACTGCTCTTTATTTTGGATCTTTTGCCACAGGACTTTGTATAGATGCCATGTCCACTTTACGTCTAGGTGCACGTACCTAACTGCTTTGGAGAATGGCACCTGAGTGATTATTGCACCAATCTTGCCGTCCATGTGATAGGGGTTAAAGCCCCCAAAATTGTGGGCAATCAGTTTGTCAAGGCTGTACTCAGAAAGATTCTCATTGAGAATGTGCTGGATAATCATCGTGTCGATGAACGGCCCATCGGGTAAGCGGTCGTTGTAATACTTGCGGATCGATCTGGCGTCAAACTTGACGTTGTGGCCAACCTTGACAACATCACTAAAGAAGATTGGTTCCAAAACTTTGAACACGTCAGTACGTGAAAGTTGCTCAGGAGCTGCTGAGTACTCAGCCGGTATGTAGTACCTAGCCTTTGCCATGGACTCTTTGCCATTTGCTAAGACTTTGCGGTAACCAAGAGGTGGTGTGGTTGTACCGTCACCCCGTTCTTCTGGTACGAGTATCTCACCATTTGGGTGGCCCATGGGTACGGCCCAGGACTTACCCTCTGTTGCTAAGCCAATCCAAAAGACTTCGTTTCTCATTGGATCTAGGGCCAAAGTGTTTTGCCACCTAGTGATGATGGCCTCTTTAGATCTAGCCAACACATCCTCAGATGTTGTTTTCAGAGTGCTTTCGTGCTGCTTCCACTCTTGTTCAATCCACGCAAGAACATCACTGTGACGTTCTACGTTGCCGCGTGTTTCTACGTCAAAAGCAAAAGCGCCAACACTCTGGATGTGTTGGACAATTTTGTGAAGCTCTTCAATTGAAGATACTACGTGGGGGGCCATGAGGCCCCCCACGTGGTTGTTGAGTTGTGACATATCAGTCAGACAAATCTTCCAATGCAATCTGGATGAGGTCCTTGCGGGACGGGATCTGAATGATATCGGCGGTGTACACAGACTTGTTCATGACCTTGAAGTCTGCTTCAGTCAGGGTATCGATGTTCCACTCTTCTAGGTCTCGCTCCTTGACCAGCTGGTGGTTGGTTGCGGAGGTAGCACCCTTACCCGAACGGCTTACGGCCCAGAAGTGCTTAGACAAAGGTCCTTGCCGTGGGTCAACGTGGAAGTTCTTGAGTTGGTCAATGACTCTAGGACCAACCTCGTAGGACTTCAGGACTGGCTCTGAATCAGGAGACAGCAAGACAACGTTGAACGCAAACCGTGTTGACGGACGGCTACCGGCATCGCACAGTGGGCAACCCTTGGGGTCGAGGTCGGCAATGCAGGTGAATGACTTCTGTCCTGAGCGCTCAACCCAGTGCTGTCTGTAGGTAGCGTAAGGCTCATCTTCAAGGAACTTGATGATGATTGGTTCTTCGCTAACACGAAGGCGTTGGGCGTACGGTGAGTCTGCGGACTTTGCCTGCTCTACTGCTCCCCATCCACGGCGGATGGCACTCGCGGCACTAACAGGTGCCGCGTCGTCGTCCTCTACTACCTTTGTCTGTCGGCGTACAGGAGCTTCTTCTTCCATCACTTCGGTATCGTCGTCGTCGTATCTTGACATGTTTTTCTCTTTTCTCTTGTTAGTTGGGCCACTTGTTTTTTATGTGTTTTCTGAAACCATCCCAATTGGCCTTGTTGGGATCGTCTATCTTGAAATGCTCAAGAGCATCCATCAAGAACTCTACCTGCTCCAAACTGTAAAGTCTACGACCTTTCAAAGTTTTTCCAGGAATTTGTTCGCCCCTTGGCGTGGGTGTTCTGTAGGTGGCTTTGGGTATCCACCCCTGTTGCTCCCACATCCTAATCGTAACTGGCTTACGATTCAAGCATTTTGCAAGTTCTCCTACTGTGTAGAACACCCGCTCTTCACCACTAATTCTAAAGACTTTACCTTTTGCTCCGTTGAAACGGTCGTCAAGTCGGTTGTCAGACTTCTTTGAAGAACGATTCTTTGGTGGGGTCTTTCCAGGGAAGTCTGGTAGATCATTGAAAAAGTCAAGAGGATCGCGTGGCACTTGTTGCCTCCATGTAGGCGTTCTTCCAGTAGTCACGTTCTTCCATCAAAAACTCAATCAAGGACACTGCCTGTTTAAAGCGTACTACGTCGTAAGTTCCACCAGTTGCAGTATGCACAACAGCGTGTGCTTTTAACCATTCGTAAATTTCACTCGTCGTCATAACTCTTGCTTTCTGAGAACTTGAAAGCCCACGTCTCTTTCTTTACATACAAGTTGTCTAGGGCTGGCTTTAGCTCTGGGTTTTCCCATACCTTACCAAGAAGCTTATCTTCATCCAGTACTCTAACTACCTCAGACACATCATCCCAAATGTTGTTCTCCTTGGCCCATGACTCAGCCTCCCTAGAATCTAGGTTAACCGAAACACGACGCTCTCTTTTGATCTGGAAGTCTCCAGCTCTCAGCCACTTATGTCCTTTGTCATCCTCGTCACCAAAGGTGTCTGCTTGGTCATTTAGCTCTTTCTTTAGTTGATCTAGTCTGACCTGGTACTTATCAATTAAGCTCTTAAGGTCACTGTATTCCTTGCTGATCAGGGCTAACTCCTGAGCAGGGTATCTACGGATAATCTTAACAACCTTTTCCATGTCTCTCCTATACGTGTGATTGTTTTAAGAAGTTTGAGAGGCTACCCAATGTAATGTCAAACCCACCCTTGTGGTCGTGGTGTTTCCCATCGACAAACGCTTCGTTAATTGAACGCTTTTGTTGCAGCATCTCATACTGTCTCTCTTCAATACTACCCTGCATAACAAAAGTTGCAATAGTTACATGGGGAAATTGTGAAGATAACCGGATTATTCGCGCTTCTCTTTGTTCTAGCTTACCGCTACTCCACGGGAGGTCATAGGATATCAGGTAGTTTGCCATCGGCAAGTCTACTCCGTATCCCCCAGCATCAGAAGATAAGAACAGACGTGTGTCTGGATCGTTTCCAAATAGCTGTTTTGCCTTGTCTTTTTCCTCAGCGCTCATACCACCCATGAACAGAACGCTGTTCGTTAACTTTGAAGTTGCTTGTTGAATCAGTCTTAGGTTCTCCTTAAAGAAGGAAAACAAAACTACTTTGTTTTTGGGATCGGCGGAGAGAACTTCCTCGATATACTCGACCACTGCATCTAATTTTGGAGACGCCGTAACCTTAGACATGAGTCCTCTAGAATAGATATCATGAGCATAAGCGCTGCCTTCATCAGGCCTCTTTGGATCGGCGTAAATTTCTGAGGATCTAACCACTAGTTGTGGGTTATCACACAGCATCCTTAGCACCGTTAACCTGGACATAATCTGTCCCTGGGCTTCGTTAGACTCAGGATCGTTGTAGTGCTTCCATAGGTTAAAAGACCCACCATGTTTAGACATAGCCTGTTGTAGATGGTACAACAAGTCTTTTGCGATTGACCTATAGAGGGAAGCCCCAGCCTCATCAAATGGTACAGGGATTACTTGGTGAATAATCTCAGGAAGTTGATCAGCGATGTCTTCACGAGTCTTTCTGATCATGCAGTGTGACAAGGAGTTGTGCAGCTCCATTAAGTTTCTGTACCTTAAGGGCTTACCCCAGTGATCACGCACAATGAATGTGCGGTCAAAGTCTGTGAACGGGCCAAGAACCGTTGGGTCTACGAATTCCATTATTGAAAACAGTTCTTCAGGTTTATTCTCAATAGGCTGTCCTGTAAGTGCATACCGGTACAGCATCGGCTTGGCAATCTTTTTAACTAACTTTGATCTCTTGCTAACCCGCGATTTAAGCATAGTTGCTTCGTCAACCACGATTGCCTGACAATCTACCTTTTTAAATAAGGTGAGGTCTCGCAATAAACACTCAGGGTTTACGATGATGAAGCGAGCTGATAAAGCTGATTTCCAACAGCGTTCGCGTGCTTTGACAGTACCGTCAATTACAACTACACGTGAGTTTGTAAACCTTTCAATCTCACGCTTCCACTGGTACTTCAGTGACGCTGGGGTAACAACTAAACAACGATCTACTTCGTTACTCTCAAAAAGGGATTCTATGGCGGCAATAGTTGTTACGGTTTTACCGGCGCCCATCACAAGCCCGAGTAGCACTTGGCCTCTGTCGAGCATTTTTTCGACAGACTCTTCTTGGTATGGGTATAGAGATCCTGTAAACATGTTAGGTAATCCAAGGTGGTAGGACAGTTGCGGTATCTAATCCTACCTTAATTTCCTCGTCTTCCATGTCACCTATGTCCTTGCAGTCTGAACCACTGTAGTTCCACCACAAAAGCCCTGCTCTTGGTGTACCTATTGCTTTGTAAATCTTTTTACTAGAAGCAATCCCAGCGTCATCGTTGTCCATAGCTACAACAATTCTATCAGCGACATACAAAGTTAATCTTAGTTGTTCATCAGATACATACGCACCGAAGGTACCTAATGCCTGAGCATCTAACCCAAGAGATGCAAACCGAACTACGTCCAATGGCGATTCAACAAGTACAGCTGTAGTGCTTCTAAAGCGTTCTATGCCAAATAGAGTCTTGGACTTTTTTACTCCGTTTGGGTAGTTCAGCACACTACCATGCTTCTTCTCTTGCCAACCCTCTAAGCGACCTGTTGGCGACATTATCGGTATGGCCCAGGCTCTGTGATCTTTGTTCCACCTAACGCCATGCTTGTGCGTTAGCTCTGGGTCAAGGTTTCTTGACTCACACAAAGCTTCTGGTACTCTTGCGAACCCAAAGAACACATCTCGATCTACGTAGGTTTCTTCTTGTACGATCTTTGGTGCTTTTAGGGCTTCAAAAGAAGACTCAACCAACATCTTCTGTATGTCAAGAGAGTTGGCTCCACCAGTCAGTTCGTACAGAAGTGAGGACAAAGACCCTCTGGCTCCGCAGGAAAAGCAAATCCATAGTCCGGTGTTGGCATTCATGCTCCATGACGGGGAGTTGTCATGTCGCCCAACCGTCCTAATGTGAACAGGGCATTTACCGGTGATCTCTCGTTCACCAACTCGCTTGATCTCTACGCCCACTGACTCTAGGACTTGAGCGATGTTAATCGAATGAGGGGTTGATGTAGTCGTCATAGTCGTTTACTTCCTCAAACTCCATAGTAGACCAGTCCCACTTTACATGCACTTCTCCAGTTGGTGCAGTTCTTGCTAGGACAACTCTGATAATTGCTTGATCATCAACGTCTGGGTTGCGCTCTACACCAAGGATCAAGTCAGCGTCCTGTGCAAACGACGAGGTGTAACCAATTGCGTCAGCTGTAACTGCTCTTGTCTTTCTGTTCTGTAGCTTCCAAGAGAGAACCTGAGTAGTGGCTACGACAGGAATGTCAAACCGTTGGGCAAGTCGCTTTAGTGCTCTAGTGATGTTGGTCAGTGCTTGTGGGGAACCCTTGGCTTCACCCTCTTCATCGTCCATCAAGTACACACCGTCGACAACAAGCAAGTCCGGTTGATACTCCTGTACTTTGCCAGCCAGAGCTGTGACAGTAGTTAGAGAAGATGTGTCTTCGCTAAACACAAACGGTTGCATGTTCTTTCGGAGACTCAATGCACGCTTGATTTTTGCCATGTCCGCATTTGACAAATCTCCTGAAAGTATCCGTGTGTAAGGAACTCTGGAAATAAGTGAGTCGTACCGAGCTTCCTGTTCCTCAATACTCATCTCAAACGAAACAAACAATGGTCTCTTGCCGTGGATGTGTGCTGAGTTAGCCAAGATCAAAGCAAACAATGACTTTCCTCGCTTGGGCTCTCCAGCAAAGACAATAAACTGTTGTGGGCGTAGTCCGTGAGTGATTCTGTCAAGACCATGAAACCCTGTTGGTATACCACGCAAAGCGTTTGGTGTGTTGCGCATCTCTTCGTAACGAGACATGCGGTTTTCCCAGTTTTGAATGATATCAATGTCACGAAGTCTTGACGATTCAACTGACGCTTTCTGTAGACCAGCCGCAAGAGCGGCCATTGCGTCGTCAATATCATTGTTGTTGATTGCAGGTATGGCGTGAGACAAAGAATCCATGATGGTTCTCTGCCGATAAGCAGACAGAACCTCATCGATCAATCTGGAGAATGTTTCGCCTGATGCATCCTCCAAATGAATGTCACCAAACTCTTGTGAGAATACCCGCTCAGTCGGTACTGCTCCGTGTGTTCTTTGAAAGTCAAGTAGCCAAGACCACACCTCTACCCACGACCCAGTGAAGTGATCAGGCTTTAGTCCTGCTCGCACTGGCGTCGTCATGTCTTTTTCTTGAATGATTTTTGAAACGAGATACAGCTCACTGGAAGCCATCAAATTCTCCAAGCAGTGTTTGGTTGAACGACGTGAGCTCGTAAGCCTATCGTGAAAGCATCATCGTCGTTGGCAACGTAGACAGTTTTTATTCCCCGGTTGTAACGCAGGTCGAGAGCATACTCTTTGGCTGACGGGTAATACAACACGGTTGTGGTAATTCCTTTCCGAAGGAGCCAGTTGTATATAGGGTCTACGGCGTCCTGTGAAAGAAACGTGATTACGTCAGTACCGATGTGAAGCCTGTTTGTACAGTCTGCAATTGAACGAACCGATAGGTCGTTCGGCTTCCACATTGGTATAGCTGACTCCCAATTGTTGGCTCTCTCGTACAGACGATAACGAGTTTTTGAAGTAAATCCTTCAGGTGGGTTTGCCAAAACCCCTTCCCATATACACGATTGGGCAATCGTCGTGTAATCGGATATATCCCCACGCTCCATTATGAAACCCTAATCTCGGTCATCTCCGTTGTCGCTACCTTTACACGATCACCGTACCGACGATTGAAGTCCATGACTCCCATGGTTGTTGTAATGATCATGGATCTAGTGTCTTCGTATCTGCGTCTAATCAAGCTACCTATCTCATGTGTTGAAAAGTCTGTCTCTCGTTCCTGCCCAACACCATCAAGCATCACAATGTCAAACACACCCTGAATGTATTTTAGTAGGTAGGGCATGGAGTACATCTCTGGGAGCAACCCACCGTCCTGCTCAAAGGTGTCTTTCAGCATGTCGATGTACCGATCACTGCTAACAAATCTCCCAGACAGTTCATTGTTTGCGACTAGCTGAGCAAGAACGGCTTGAGCAACAACGCTCTTGCCACAACCAGACTTGCCATGCAAGAACAGACTGTCTCCTGGTTGGTAGTTTGCAATCCACTCTGAAACGTCAGACTTTGTTGAATCGCTGACTTCTAGGTTGTCTAGAGTAAACGACAACCACCTAGTGGGTATGCGGGTGTGAAACAGGCGCTCGTCAGTTGAACGATTGCGCCACCATTTTTCTGATTTCCAATCAGTCGGAACTGGGAAGGTCTGAGCCGTTGCTTTCCGAATAATAGCCATTTTCAATTATGCTCCAAAATTGGTTGTCGATTTCTGCAAAGTCGAGAGTCCGTGACTCTATCCAGTCTTTGAACTCTTGTGGGTCATCAAATGATGATGTGACCCAATTCACAAAGTGAACAAGGTCTTCAAAACTTGCGAATGCAAACACACCGTCATACCCCATGAGAACCTCTTCTGTAATTGTAAATTGCTGACACAATCGTATCAGCAGCGGGTCTCAAGGATGAGCGTGTTTTAGCAAGCAATTCTTTTGGAAGTGTGATATCGGAGAGGGTGCTAAGGAGCTCATCTCTATCGCAATCCTCTGTATTGAGATGCCACTTAACCAGCGAGTTAAGGGCTGAAAGTTTATTTCTAAACTCTGGAACTGAGAAGTCCGCAGTTGATTCAATAACTCTAGCAACTACTTCTGGGTAGCGATAGCACGCGTCTATTGCAGTCATAATCACGGTGTTGCGCAGGTGTTTGTCTGACGATGAGTCCCACGGTAGTTGTACGTTGTCTCTGTTGAAATCGTTAAGCATCAACGTGAGCACCGGGCTGGTGTCACTATCCAGCTCAGTTTCAACCTTTTCCATCAATGACTGCTGTACAGCTTTGCTAGAGAACATATGTACTGGTGAATCTGCTGACCGCATACGGTCTGTGCTGAAGAACTTATCAATCATTTTTGCAATGGATGCCCGTGTCAATCCTGAGTCAAGCAACAACCGCATGGTTCTTCTCAGTATTTGAGTTTCTTGGAAAGTGTAGGAGCAACTCATCACTGATCGTGGGTGATATACGAAGTAGTTTACTAGGTTGTTTACCTCTGGACGCGGTTTGCGTTTTACCGGTTCTTCAACCTTAGAGATTTCGTTTGGGTCTGCACCTAAAATCATGTCTACAACCATACCATCCTGGCCATCGGCCCTCTTTATAGATTCTGTATTTTCTCTATTCAATAGTAGTAATACTCTAGGGGTTTCAGAAAACCCATCGCACGCTGGGATTTCAATCGTTTTGATAGGGTCATGTGTGACCCCACCCCCTACCCCGAATGGGGTCACTGGTGTGCCTATCAATGGGTCATCCATGACCCTATATGGGGTCACTGATGACCCTATTACTTGCTGTGTGTAGTGTACCGTGTAGGTGTTTGGGCTTGGCTTTTTGCCAACCGTAACACCAATTACAAAGTTATCGGACAACCACTTGAGTGATCTCTTTACAGTTTCTTTTGAAGTGCGGGCGACTTTCGCTAGGTCTACCACAGACACAGTTACCGACTTATCGTGCAAGTTTATCATTGACACAAGGCAAGTCAGAATCTGTAGGTCGCGTGGTTGCCCATGCTCGTTTATGTAGGCCAAGGCCCACTCGGGCACGGCTATAAATCGCCCACCAAATACGTTGCTAGTTCCCATTGGACTCGGAAGCGTAGCGGGCGGATTTGCAATCCGCAACGATTGTTGAGGTGGTATTATTTGGGGTGACCGTTTGACTAGGAGCACAATGGAAGAATTAATTAAAGCTTTAAAAGTACTCATGTCTGACGTGGTTACATTCTACTTCATGGCTCATGGGTATCACTGGAACGTGGAGGGGCAAGACTTCAGTCAGTACCACGGGCTGTTTGCCGACATTTATGAGGATGCTTACGGTTCAATCGACCCCATTGCTGAGAACGTTAGAAAGCTGGATGACTACGCGCCATTTAGCCTAAAGAAGTTTAATGAACTTACCACTGTAACGTTTAAAGATGTAGAACCTACTCCAAAGGCCATGGCCAAAGCTTTGCTCACCGCAAATGAGTCAGTCATTAAAACTCTAAACGATGTTTTTAAAAAGGCTACCAAAGCAGACCAGCAGGGCATAGCTGATTTTATTTCCGGTCGTATTGATATGCACCAAAAATGGGCGTGGCAACTCCGCGCCTCGACTAAGTGAGGTATTTATGGCAAAAAGTCCAGCATGGCAACGTAAAGAAGGTAAAGATCCCGAGGGCGGGCTAAACGCTAAGGGTCGTGCTTCTGCAAAGAAAGAGGGTCATAACTTAAAGCCCCCCGTGTCCAAAGAAGGCGCAGCAAGGTCCAAGAAGGATGCTGCTCGTCGTGAGTCTTTCTGTGCCCGCATGGAGGGTATGAAGAAAAAGAACACTTCAAAGAAGACCGCAAACGACCCCGACTCACGCATCAACAAGTCACTTCGTAAGTGGGATTGCTGATGGCTGCTAAAAAGAAGGCCGAATCAAAGGTCAATGAGGCTGGTAACTACACCAAGCCTGCTCTGCGCAAGCGCCTGTTCAATGAAATCAAAGCTGGCACCAAGGGCGGCGACCCAGGTGAGTGGTCTGCCCGCAAAGCCCAGCTTCTGGCTAAGCGCTACAAGGAAGCTGGCGGCGGGTACAAGGACTGACCATGGCTAAAGCTAAGCCGCAAAAGGATCTTGATAAGTGGACTAATGAGAAATGGCGCACCTCTGACGGCTCCGAATCCAAAGGCAAGAAGCGCTACCTACCAGACAAGGCATGGGACTCTCTATCCCCATCAGAAAAAGCTGCCACCAATCGGGCAAAAGCAAAAGGTAATGCCGAAGGCAAGCAATTTGTGAAACAACCCGATAAGATTGCAAAGAAGACAAGCAAGTACCGGAAGGGAGGTAACTAGTATGTGTGCATCATGTGGATGTGGCCTTAAGGACAAGAAGGACCCCGGCTATGGCAAGGGTCCCGCCAAGGGCAAGAAGTCAGCACCTGCCAAGAAGGCAGCTCCCAAGAAGAAGTGAACTCACTAGTTACCTACAGTTGTAGGTACAAGAAATAGCCCCAGGATTTTCCTGGGGCTTTTCTCTTTGTGTCAGAAACTCTTACAAGTTTGATTGATACTCTAAGACTACATCCATGATCTTCTGTAGAAGATCCTTATTCATCGAGAACCCAAGTTCTGTACCATCGTTGAACATCAGTAGAACCGTGCCAACATCAAACTTTGATTTTGGTTCCTCAGCAACACCACCTGTTAGGGCGTTGATGGCTTCTTCCTTAGTCTTCACATCAAACCCAGCATTTGCTGCCATACGCTTAACCGACACTGCTGGCATCACTTCTAAAGTTTCTCTGTCAAAGCTGCTCGTGTCTAGATCTAGAAGAGTGTCAATGTGCGCTTCTGCATTGCTCTTTGCAACAATCTGCATTTTTGATGTGTCGTCGTTGTTTGAAGACACAATCAAGTCAGAGTCCTCAACAATGATGGGAACCAACCCGTTTGTAAGCTCCAATGATTGGATGCCCATGCTAATTGCTGTTGAGGCAAGGAACAATGATCTCTGAGGGTTCTCCTCATCCCACATGATCAACGCAGCGCTGTCCTCATGCTTTTTGAGGCACATCATGATCTCTATGTCTACTGCATCGGCTTGGGTTACTTCCGTGGCCAGCTTTTTAATTGCATTTGGTAATGGGCGTCCTTCCGTAGACTCAACTACTTGGTAGTTGATCTCATTGTCAATGAGCCAGTCATACACATACTCAAGAGCTGGTGATATCTTTTTGGTGCCGTACCAAGGAATGATGTACTGTGCGTTACCACTATCGGACAGTGACGCCACAATGACTTCTCTAGGCACATCTGACGTTCCTAGAATCCCGTAAGTCGAACTCTTACTCAAGTTAGCTCCTATCTAATGTTTTTTCTGTAAGCGGAGTCTCCAAGAAGCGTTAGTAATCGGAGAACTGAGTGAACTGTACCAGATATGGCAGCTACTGCAGCACCACTTACAAAAATATTCTCTACCTTCATAACCACACATACACCGTATGAAAGCACTAGAGAGGCTAGGAGCTTCACCCATGGCATTGCCTCTTTGGGAAGCAGAGAATCAATAAACTGCAATATCTTGTACACAGCTAAACTAGCTATGAGTAGCTCCATCTTATTCTCCCGGTATTTTGTCGTATGTAAAAGTGTACTTGTAAGTTGGTAGTTTTGTTATAGAACCACCGGTAGTCTTATAGTACCCGTTACTATACAGTGTTCCAGACGATATGGACTCTGTAACAGGAATAATATACTGCAGAAGTCTGTCTATAACGTTCTGTGTTTTTGCCCAGTTTGACGAGAATACTGACTGAGAATCATTTGGGGTGCCCTTCCACCTGTAGTCAGATATCGACCCAGTAGAACCAATCAACCATCCGCCCCGTACGGTGTTACCATCAAAGTATTCACCAATTGTGTTTCTTTCAAGAAGGGCGTATTTAAAGTCAGCGTATGATATGGAAAAGCTACCAACGCTGTTTGCAAACTTAATACTAAGAACTGCGTTTGTGTAGGTAGTAACACTGCTTGGAACTTCTAATCTCCAGTACTTCTTCCCAGCATACTCTTGAGCAGTGATGTCTGTGGTTATCAAGTTGGCTGACCCACCTGATGCTCCTCCAGCGTAGTAGAACGATACTGACTGAATAGAATCTTCTACGTAGTCAGCAACGTCGCTTTCTGTTGGTACTGAGATTGAGAAGTATAGGATGTCCCCACCTGTTACTTTTACGTACTTGGGGCTTCCCGGAGAAGCGGTAGAAGCTGTCTCTAAATAAGAGTAGAGGGCATTGGTAGGGTCTGGAAAGCTTACCCATCGCTCTGTCGTGGCTGTTCCCGAACTCAGAGTAGTTGTGGGCGTGTCTCCACCGTCATAAAAAATAGTTTGGGCTTCACCTAATACACCAGAATCATACGAGATTGCGCTGTTACTAACAGTGGGCTCACCACCATCGATACCCGACGCAACCCCATTTACAAATGCTGGATCATAGAGAAGGTTAACTCTTTGCGGGTAAACACTTATAGTCTTTAAGGTATCGTTTATCTCAACGTCAGCCCCACACAGAGCTTCTAGGTGTGCTTCTATCGAAGACTTAGACCCCGCTCTCTTCTTTAGTCTAGAGAAGTTAACTAAGTAGTCTCTAAGTCTCTGAGATCCAACGTCATTAGTTTGTAGGGTAACTCCTAGATCCTGAGCGACATAGTTTAGTAATTCTTCATCCGCTACTAACGGGTCGCGCATCGATAGGGAATGTCTAAGTGTTGACTTTATTTTGTCTAAGTCCCAACTAAATATAGACAGGAACTTACGAAGATCCCCAGAACTATTCTCATCCAAGGCTCGATAGTGCTCAGGAATTTTTGAGTAAAGATCTTCCAAAGAATCTTGGTCAACCGGTAGCAGCACTGGGATCTTTGACACGATTTCGTAGTAGTCATCACCATCGTGTGAGCGGTACCTAATGAACATTGAGTAGTACGCCCAGCTACCTAATACTGGTGTATGCACATGCTTTTTTGAATCTCTAGTTTCAACTAGAACAAATCCCTCTGAGATAGTATCTGGGCACCCATAATTAGAGTACACAATTAAAACCGAATACGGTTTTACCAAACCTGGGTTTGATGGGTCTGTGTCGTACAAGGTAAGATCCCATGTAAGAGTGGTTTCTTGGTAGCTAGACGCCACTGCTTCAAAGTACGCTGCGTTATAAAGAACATTACCAACAGGTACAGCTGTACCAAGTGTTGGTCTAGCTTGAACTCCGTCACCACGTATGTACGCTGCTGAAGCAGAACCCGTAGCGCTAGCAGACCCCAGTGATGCCCCAACACCACCTGGATAATACTGTAGATAAGAACCACCACTTGGTGCAGAGCTGCGTACTACGAAAGATTTGCGGGCCATTAGTTAGCTACCCATCCCTCCAGCAAACGTCAATGTTATATTGCCCTTTCTGAGAATATGTGTAGGGTCAAGCACTGCGTTTACTGTATTAGAACCATCTTCTATCGAAAAGTCAGATATTTCGATGTAGTCAACCCCTGTAAGATTCATCAACAATTTGTATACCTCTCCCCTACGAATCTCTTTTCCAAAGTCTGCATTATCAAATGTAAATAGCCCATCAATGGCGTTTCTAACATTTGCTTCGACCCAGCTACTAACGAACCCTTCGGAAACTTGTATAGACGCAGTTATGTCTAATCGTCTTAAAGTCACAGTACTAGCTGCTACGGGTGTTACGCCAATCATACTTCTTGGGGTCAACTTTTCTATAACGTCATTTTTTAAAGTTGTTGGAACGGTTATTGAATAGCTAGTGGTAGTCAGGAAGTCACTGACAAACGGTAGTGCGTAGATTGTTACCGATGCCCCAGCTGAGCTGCCCAGGGCAGATGGTGTATACGAAGAGATAGCTTTGTATACCCCAGAAACCGTTTTAGCAATGTCCGCGTAGTCCTGTAGGGTCACAGCTCTATCCTGTGTGCGTATTGATGAAATGATATTTGACTTTAAGCTTTCCGCAGTCTCACCGTTTGTACCGCTGGTGGTAGCTGTCGATGATGAGATCGTAATGTAACTTGGGTGGTTTTCCACAAAAGAAGAAATTAGGTTAGCTCCTAAGTTGCCATTAACCCCGGAGCTTCTAGTGTAGGAAGCTGTTATCTTAGATCCAGCTGGTGGAACAAACCCGTTAATACGGTTACCAAAACTAACCTGAACTGTTCCAGCGGACGTTAGTTTAACTATAAACCCTCTAGACCCACTAGACATGTCTGATATGTCAGCGTACTGTAGGTATGGGACATCTACACCGTCTTCTGTTACGGTTATCTCTATTGAAGATATCGCTGGATCAGTAGTAGTTAGGATGTACGACTGGTTGGGAGAACCGGAGGATGAGGTAGTTAATACGTCGTTGGTGACTAGCTTTCCTTCAACGACTTCAACTTCTTCTACCGTTCCTGGGGCTATGGTTATAGCGTTTGTGGTGTAAAAATTGTAGTTAACATTGTCAAAGTTTGCGCGAAGTTGAGAGTTAATAGGTAGCGTATACGCAGAAGCACTGGAAGAGTTTGCTATATATACAGAACCTCTTGCAGATTCACGACCGCTTGGCTTGTACCCAAACATGTTGGCATAGGCCAACAAGCTCTCTCTTTGTGTTGCTGTGGAGATAAAGGATTCCCTACCGGTGCGGTCAATGTAATAGTGAACTATGTCCCCGATATACGACCATAGGTCTACAAATAACATACCAAAATCAGACGCGTCTCTGTCAGTCCATTCTGGGGCTACTGTAGAAGCTCTAGCAAGTAAGTCCTGGCGGATAGTACCGTAGGTCCTACTTGCGTAATTAAATGTTTGGTCAGATGTCATTAGTTACCTACACAATCGTATCTTCTGTAATTAACCCAGGAACAGCCAGTTTAACTCTCCCAGTCCTATAGTTTCCTAGTGGTAGTTTGTATGTAACATATACATTTAAAGTTGGGTCATCGCTAGTCAGTGAATCAAGGTCAAAATTCATATCAATTATTTGAGCACCCGACACCTGACCCTTTAAGTCATATATAGCTTCTATTTTAGCATCAGCTAAAATAATTTCATTAGGTGTATCATTTACAAGTAGTTTCATGTCGCTGCCGAACGTTTGGTTTAAAATACGTTCTCCACGCATTGTGGTTAACACAGCCTCTATTTTTTGGTTGGCGATAGTACCCTCGTCCGTTGTGGAGTTTATCTTCCCACCTACGAACGAAAACGGTATCTTTATAGACTTCATGGTTACTCCAAACTATATACCAGTGTCAATATTTGCTATAGCGTAAACTTTATTAAAGTTCTCACCTTCAACTGCAACAATTAACTGGTTACCATCAACAGGGGGCCAGCTAACTGCCGGGGTCTTGGGGGTGTGTAACGCTATTGACTCATTTGCCCCAAGTACGCTTGGGATCTTTACGTATACTTCATCCCCAGATACCCTAACCACAAGGGCCCTGTGCAGTGTTATATCTGAGCTAGGCATATTCCAACACCCTAGCTGTGCTAGCAATCCATTCTTCATTAAAACTCATCTTGTACTCCGGTGGTATTTGAAATGTAGTGACATTGGAAGTATCAACAACCTGGTTAAACTCATCTGATTTTGCCAGGATTAACTCTGTTACATAGTTCTCTGATTTAACAAAATGAGTTACGTCAGATATATACCAGAACCCATCGAACTTTGAGTCAAACCCATCAAGATAAAGTATGCCACCAGGCACAGCTCCTCCGCCATACATTACGTTAAGTTTTGCATTGTAAATTGAGTTGTACTTGTCGTATGAATCTATAGTTCTAACACCCTCTTCTAAAGAGTTCAGAGATAGCGTAAGAGGTTTTTTAAATAACTTAGGCGAATCAGTCGATCCGGGAAAGTACTCAGAGGTTTCGTCTACTACTACATGTATGTTATTTTGTGAATCCAAAACAGTAACCACATTTCGACTGCGGTCTCCCGAAGACGAGATCTTTCCTAGGGTTGCTTCAAAATTAAGCACATAGAATGGCCTGTTTTCTTGAGTCCTATTGCTAGTTAAAGCTCTATGGTAAGACGATGCTCTGCCAGTAAATTTGTTTCTGTCCCACAGATGAAGGTGTGTTCCGTGTAGAGAAAATGACAAACCAAACTTCTTGCAGACTCTATTTAAAAACGACCAGTCGCTTTCGTTTGACTGAACTAGACGGACAGGCTTATAGGAGTCCTTAGGGTAATCAACGCTAAATCCATGAGTGTCTGATATAAAAGTAACGATCTCTGTAAGTGTAGGGGTTTCCCATACTTTTGATCTTACTTCTTTCATGACCATTGATGCCCCAATGCAGTACACCTTTGCTAGCTGTATTGGGCTTTTGTTGATCAGCCCGTCTTTTGCGTTATGCATTGGTTCAACATACGAAACATACCCAACAAACTGTTGTGATGTCCCCACACCCTCTCCAAGGGAAAAAGTTACGGGTACTCCTATGTAATCAGTTACTGCGGCTGCTGGAACGCCAGCCATAGTTACGATTAATAAGTCGTGTTTGTTCTCGGACAACGAAAGTTCGTATTCAATAATAGTCGTGTGGTCTAATGGTACTCCGTGTATTTGGAATCTGCAGCTTGCAGAAAACTTGTTTATAGAAGGGCCAATCATATTGGAATCCTAAGTGTTGTACCAATTGGTATTCTATCGGGCCATTCAACTTGAGGATTAATGTCTGCGATTTCCCAATAACGAGATTGATCCCCTAAAAATCTGATACTTAAGGACATAAAGGTATCTCCGGTGACTGATGTGTACACAGAGTACCCACTTGCAACAAACCTAGTTCTTGAAGCAGTTTGACCAGAACTGTCTAAAGAGTATCTATCAGTAGAAAAGTATTTTGTCTTCATAGTTTAAATTGGCAGAACAGCCAACGACCCCCATCCCAAGTTCAATGAAGTTGTAAAACCAAAGTCACTACCTAATTTAACAGCGGTGCTTCTAACCCCTCCTGGAGAAGCCTTCTTATATACACCAGCTGCCGTTTCAATTTCATACACAATTACTGCATCAACTACTATAGAGAAATACTTGGAGCTTAGTCCGTGTACATTGTCTACTAACTGTAGTAGAGAGTCTAATCTATCTCCACCATTCTCTACTGTTATTTGATATACCTCTTGTGGCATTCCAACTAACCCTCTAAAGTTTATATCCGGACCGCTCCAGTCTGGATTAATTTTTTCAACTTTTGATGATAGCCCGTCGTAATAAAGCCTTTGTGTGTTTTCTATAGCTGTGTTTATTTCAGGTGTTTTACTAGGAAAGTCGATCAACGCGCCAGAATAAGCTGCTGCAACTCTGGCGTCTGCTTCATCTGCTACAGATTTATTTTGGGCATTTTTAGTACTGGGGGTTATTGGGTCAGGAGCAGTATTTAGACTGTTTGAGTCATCATTGGTGGCCTTCATGTCCATAGTCCAGTTTTGCGGATCTTTAGCGTAGTCATCCCACTTATCTGCTGTGGCAATTTCCTTACGAACAGAATACTTACCAACGTACAGACCAGAGCCTGTAACAGCAGTAGATAAAGTAGAGAAAGGGGTTTTTCCAATCTTGGTTGCGTTAAATGTGTCTGCATCGTTTTGCGTTGCAAACGGGCCAAATATGTGTGCTTTTACTTCAAAAGTAAGTTTTGGGTTAGATGACTGCAGTTTTTCAAACACATCTTCTTTTATTCTTTTTTTGCTTTCTTCGCTAGGAGAAATTCGCACAGACAACTGTGGTTGAAAGTGTGGTGTTCTGTCTGTTAATGGGCTTTGAAGCATATATAGTGGGTCGTAATCCTCACTACCACCATCAACGGCGATATTTGATTTGGAACCAGTTCCAATTGGTGCTCCAGCGTAGTTTGGAATCGATGGACGAGTGTACCAAAACCCCTTGGTAGCGTATAACCAAAAAGGTTGGTAAGCGTATCCAACTGTAGTTGGAATGTCATTTAATATAGAATCATAAATCTCAGTAGAGTACTGACCCTGTGCGGAATCGCCAGGTTTGGTTATTACTCTAGGGTCACTGGAGAACCCAACCGTAATGTCGGAAACAGCTCCAGACAGCTCAAACCCAACAGACCCTAACTCACTCACAGCAATTCTATCGTTTTCTGTGTTTTGTCTTGCAGTTTCATCAAGTTGCTCAGTTATAAATGTTTTTGCTCTAGCAAATCCAAGATAAGTAGCTTGCATAGTTATGTAAACTTTACACTGAGTAGGGATCATTTTTGTACTAAATTTAGTAAACAAAACTTTTGTACCCATAACAAATCCATCAACCATAAACACTGGTGAAAATACAACACGACATGGTTGAGGAATTAAGAAAGCTGAGTTCCCTACGTTGAAGTCTGCCATGAATGTATTTATAGATGACGATTCGGGGTTAGACACAATGCTATTTAAGAAGTTGGCCGTTGCTGCCGCATTGGGGTCGTCACCATAGGTGTCTTCTGACGGGTCTAATAGAGTTTGGTTTGCCTTAAACTCGGTAGTCTCTGAGTTGTATTGCAGGTTTAAAGAGTTGTAGTTTTTTATAGCAAATTGTCTAACGTCATTCTTTAGTTTTGCCTGCTGTGCTTCAAGCAACTCTTCACTTAAACCTTGACCTATGATTGAATACAGAACACGTAAATCATGAAACACCCCCACGGTTCCTGGAGACTTAGTGTTAGGAATTGGTTCTCCACCCTGAGAAACAGTGCTGTACACGGCTGAGTTAACTTCCATTGTTCTGTCAAAAATTAGCTCAAAGTTGAACATTGCATTGCCAGCCATTGGTTGGCGTAGCTGGTTTGGATCTTGAAGAATAGGCAAATACATGTCTTTTCTAGCTTCAATGACATGTTCAATGTCTTGAGGGTTAAACTGAAAGAAACACCTAACATCTGGGAATTTTGGTTGGTTTTCTCCTAGGTCTGTCATTAGGTTTCTCATAAACCCACGCGTTAGCGTAACACTTTGGTTATTGGCGTTAGATAGGGAGCCTTGCCCAAGTCCACTAAAATCAGAAACTCTAGCAATATTTGTTGGATACGAAAATGGTTGGTTTTCAACGGTTAGATCGTTGGTTACCTCACCCTGCCTAACACCGGGGGGTAGTTGCTGAAATAGTGAGTCCCTGCTTGTCTTATAAGACATACTTACGCTCTCCTGATCTTATCAAGGTTTGTTTCTTGTTCGATTAACTTTGCAATCCTCTTTGCCATTAATCTTAAATCATACTCACTTATATTCCCTGCAGTACCAGTTGTCTGCAAGTTTATTACTGGTGATATAGTAACTGTACTCCCTTGATGAACAACTGAAGAAGTTCCAGACGATTGGGACACCGGCATAATACTTGGAAGTGATACTGGAGAAGTTGAACCACTACCTGGCATCTGAGGATCACCGGCAAATCCAGCCATTTTTTTACCAACGTCCATACCAGATATCATCTTTTGAACTCCAGATGTTCCGGTCATGTTAAACGCAGCGTTTATATCATATCCAGAAGCTTGTGATTTTTCAACGTAACCATTGAATATTCCTAGCATTGTTTTTCTACCAACTGCGGATAGTACTCCTCTTATTTCGTCAACCGTTGGGTTGGGTTTTGACAAAACGCTCATTAATGCGGAGTTGTTTGTACCTAGGTGCAGCGCGGTGTATTCAACACCTTGTGAAAAGCTGTCAAAGTTTTGCACAGGGAACAAGCCACCACCGTTAACGTTGTAGTTTGTTTCGGCTCGTTCGTATCCTGTAGCCGGATCAACACGGTTGTTGCCAGAGACTACGTTCATTGGGTTGTATGATCCACCAGTACCTTCTTTGTCGGACCATGATCTAAGTAACATGATTTTTTCAGGGGTTATGGTGTAACCCCACCTTCTAAGGAGCGCCTCTGAAAATTTATTAATGTCAACACCAAAACCAGGTCTAAATGAATTTGTATAACGGGAGTTTCCACCCATGGCTACATGGGTATTAGTATTTGCTTGCTCCATACTTAAACCGGTGGTGCCCAAGAACTTACTTAGTGACATGTCTTTTGTCCAAGCAAGCTGTAAGTGGTGCTCTTCCCCCTCACCTGAAACCAGGTTGAATCTCCATTTGTTGTTACGTACCCATGCTGCGACACGCGGATCAGACATGTCAATGTCTGCCGCCATACCAATTTCGTGCAGCGAACTACCTGGTACCGCAACTGGGGGGTCACTGTTAGATGGCTTTTTCATCCAGTTAGCGCCATAGTATCGTTTAACTTTATAAGTTTTTCCGTCGTAAGCGTCTCTGTACTCTTTTACACCGTTAGGCGCTACTTGATACCGCTCTAAGAAAAGTTTTACTTGTTCATCAGTAGATCGTCTACCACTGACTAGGTTAATGTCTAGTCCAGCCTCTGCCATTGCTCTGTCTGCCATGCTGTTTATGGCTTTTCTTAGTGCTCCGTTCAGTTCGTTAAATTCACCAGTGTTTTTAATTGTGTACTCAGGATTACCACTGTATTGAGTTTGGAGAAAACTATCAGTATACGTAGCTTTAAGGCCGGTTTTAAATTGATCAAATTGGCCAGGAGACCAAACCTCTACTGGAGGTGGTACTATTATGGCTGGTGGGGGAGGAGCAGGAGGTGGACCAGCAGGTGTACCAGCTGGTACAGTAGCCATGCTACTCCCAGTAACTGGTGTACTAGAACTACGTGGGGTCCATATTGAGGACGCAAAATCATCACTGGTATTTGGGTCGCCTAGTATTTTGCCTAAACCACCGAGAATGGCTCCACCAGCCAACAACCCAATTCCACCGGTAGCGACACCTAACCCCAACATTCCGATTCCAGCAGCTCCTGCCATACCACCAAGAATCTTTTGACCAACTCTTCCACCGGTTCTTGCGCCAATTATGCCTTCCATTGCATGCTCAAACTTAGCCATCACGTCGGTAAGGCGTTGTGTCTGCCGTTCTAATTTTGCGTACGCATCTGCCTGGTCCCTATAAAACTGCTCTTCGCGCTTTCCACGACGACGCTGAGTTTCCTCAGCTTCCATAGCAAATGTGTCATCGATACCCATAAGCTTGCGATCTTCTTCATTTGTTGGATCGTACGTGCCTTTTCCACCGCGCTTACGAAACGCTGCGTTTGATTGTGCAAATCTAAGAACCTGTTCCTGCATGTCGCCAGTAACACCCATTTGAGATAGTGTTGCACGAGATACAGAACCTGGAGCCATAGCCGATGCGGCAAGCTTGGGGTCCATTAGTCCAGCTCTCTTAGCCATACTTTCAATCAAAGATTGAGCTGATCTTTGTTTACCACCAGGCCCAATTAAGCTCATACCAGTCATCATGAACATCTTGTTCACTGTTTCTGGGTCAGCCATACTTTCAATAATTCCAGTAGCCCCAGCAGCGTCCATGGTAAACCCACTAAGAGTTCTCATCATTTCAACGCTTCGGGCCTGACCTGCGGCACTTATACCAGTTCTTGCCTGTAGATCCATCATTTCGTTAATACCATTAACTCCAAGCTTATACTGGGTTAATGGCATTCTTAGGTTATTCATTACTCCGGTTTGGCTCATGCCTGTGAGCTGTTGCATCACTAGTGTGCTTTTATCTGCGGCTAGTGAGTATCCTCTACCAGCATCAACACGCTTGTCAATTGCACTAACAATTTGTGAACCAAGACTTCCAATTATTGATGCTATGTTTCCTGCACCAAAACCACCGGCTCCTAACTGAGCCGATCCACCTATTGCTCCACTTCCACCGGAACCGAGTACTCCCGGAACGCCTGCAAATGTTCCAGGATTAGCTCCTCTAAAAAATGATCCTGGTACTCCCTGTAGTCCAGCAACTCCAGGTGGTGCTCCTCCTGCGGCAGCAACAGCGTTTGGTGCTGGTGTTATAGGTGCTGGGTGACTGGGTTTAGAGCCCGCTACTGGGGTGCTGCCGACGCTTAGCTGCCCACCACCAGCAGCACCTCCCCCACCTCCACCTTGACCTCCACTCCAATGCGCGGATTGGTCGTACACTTGTACGAGGCCCATCTCCTTTAGTTGTCGCATGGCTTTTACAGCCTGACCAAGGCTTGTCGCTAGGCGTTTACCTTCCTCAGACGCTTTTTTAAGGGCCTCTGTGATGTTCCGTAAATCAGTGGTGTCAGCGTTAATGCCAACTTCAGCCTTAGCCATAGACTGAGTTTCTTTTGAAACCATTTTCTGGATTTCATCATCATTTGCCATTAACCACCACCTCCATCCGTTAGTCGCCACTTAGCCATACGAAACCAAAAATCTCTTTGTCGGACACTCATGTCCCGTATGTCGTTTAAACTAAACCCTTTGTAGACAGAGGCCACGCCTTCGTATTCCCAGTATATACTTTTTAGATTAGGCGAGTAGAAGGGATACCCAGTCGATATTGATGTTTATATCAGCGCCACAATGTGCGCACTGGGTATTCACCTCCCCAAGCTTAGGCCCAACCTTTGGTGAAAGGAGGGCTCTTAATACTAGGTTTCTATCGTTCATAGATAGGTTCTTGGCCCACTCTTCGTTGTACAGAGAATCTCTGTGCTCCGGCCAAACAACACAACGAGAAATTAAAATTGTACTCTGTTGAGCTGTAGTTTCAGCTTTGCCCATAGCAATGTTGTCGGAGCCAACTGGGTACTTAAACTTTACCTTGGTGCCATTTTTGAATGTTACTTCAAATGGCTCTCTTAAATTCTCTTCGGATTCTTGAATTGGGAAGTCTTTATCAAGTTCGATAGTTATCGAGTTTGGTGTTCTACAAGCGTTACACGGGTAGTTAAATGTACGCTCAGGACCATAGGTGGCTTTGATAATCCCCAACAAAAGGGTGTCTCTGTCGCCGGTAATTAGGTCTTCAATCAACGCCTTGTGGCCTTGGATCAAGGTGTCACCAATTCTCACAGTAGCTCTACTGACCAACTGATTGACGTACATTGCGTACGTTATAGTTTTGTTGCTTTCAAGAGAAGCTAAGAACTCCTCATCCTTGCCAGTTAGCTCGCGCACCTCTGCCGTTGTTTGCCATTGCCCGGTGTTTGGGTTTAGCAAACCCCTATGAAGTTCAACGATAACTGTCTCTGGTGTGGCTATTGATGGAGCGGGGTCTTTAAACGCGTGGTCTAACGACTCAACTTCTATTGACTTTTCCAATTTGTTCTCCTTATTTAGTTAAATCAGTTAACGCTTGCTAGAGCAGTAATATCAGTCTCTGTCCATGCAAGTTTAAATCCCTCGTGGTGAACAGTCAATTGTTGTACAACGATGCCTGAGTCACCAGCTGAGAGATCACTTAGTGTGTAGGCTCCTGGCCAGCAGTTGAACAGCTTAATTCCAAGCCGAGCTTTACCAAGGTTGGTTGCTGCTGAAGAAACAACGCCAGATTCCTGGTAGTTTCCTACTGAGTGTGGGTGGTCAAAAACCCGCACTAGAATGTGACACCGGTAGTCATTACCGTTGGCAACAGTTGAGTCTGAACCCGAGTTACCAGCGGCCTGGTTCCAAGAGTGGATAAACTCAGACCACTTCCAGAGGTGGCTTTGCTCAGCAATTACACCACGACTGAATGTTACTGGTCCAAAGTCGGATTGTCCGACTAGCTTATGGGTGTGGGTGTTCATACCACCCTCACGGTAACCAACCATTTGGTGCTGGACTGAAACACCAGTCATAGCAGCAAACCCGAGATCTCCAATGCCGCTAAGGACAGTAGCAAGTCGTGTGTTACTAGTTGGTTGAATTTGGACTTGGAACTTAAAGTTCCTTACCGGATCTGTGCTCGCTGAACGTGCCATTTAATCATCTCTCCTTATCAGAGTGTCTCTGTTGCGTTTGAACCACCGGTCCATTGGGACAGGTTTATTACCACAAATTCGGCTGGATACTGCAGAGCAACACCAACCTCGATATGTACTTCACCATTATCAACGGTTACAGCCGTGTTGTTTGACTCATCACAAATTACGTAGTAAGCCTCTGAGGCATTCTTGCCCTTAAGACCACCTTGGCGCCAGAACTCTCCAAGTAGTGCGGAGACAGATCCAGTGAGTTGGTCCCAAAGTCGAGCGTCGTTTGGCTCAAACACAGCAGACTCAGTGCCTTCTTTAAGCACTTGCTTCAAGTAGTTTAGGGTTCTACGTGCAGAGATGAACTTACCAGGAGCTGATTTGTCTAGAGTGCGGGCTCCGTTGATAATGATCCCACCACCAGGAACAGCCTTCAACACGTTAACGTTGTATGTTGAGTAGAGCGTACCTGTTTGAGCTTCGGTAAATGAAGTACCAAGACCCAGTGAGTTACGAACAGTAACGTTGTAGCCAGCTGGGCTCTTAGCAACGTTGCGTTCAATCTCGGTGCGAACATATACTCCAGCGATTGCACCACCTGGTGCAGTGGCTCTAACTGCTCCTGGCCCAGTCTTGGATGGGTCAACCATGGTTAGATGCGGGTAGTACACAGCCCCGTAGTTTGAACTAGTGTAGCTTCCTACTACTGAACCACCAATGGTGGATACATCAACAGCGGTCATGTCTGGGTCGATAATTACAAAGGAGTTTCCTCGTGATTCTGCCTTTGCAAGAAACTGGTTAATAACAGTTGCTGAAGTTTTATTAACGGCGTTAAGTAGCAACACACCTTCTACTGAATCTAGCTGACTAAGGGCCGTCACGTAGTCTGAGTCCTGCACTGCGCTTCCGTTTGAACCACTTGTAAATGTGGTTGCTACTGAGTTATACACCCAGCTAGAGTTGGCTACAATTCCTGCACCGGCAGCAACACTTGTGATGTAGCTTGAGTAGTTATTAAGGATAGTAACAAAATACCGGCTACTGGCAATGTCTGGAGACAAGTCGTTCCATCGTTCTACTTCTTCGCCGCTCAGCTTGATTACCAAGTTAAAGGTGGGCATAACCGTTGACGAGGCGGCGGTGTTTCCGTTTGAAAACTCTAGGGTAAGGCTGTTACCCCAGGCACCCTTACTCTTTGCAGAAGCAGTAAACAAGGTGGCGGATGCTTGACCAGAACCATTGGGGTAGTAAGCAACTGTAGCTGTTGCTGTTACAGCAGTGCTACCGATAACTCTGGTGATCCATGCGTCTCTACCACCGTTTGCAAAGTAATGGTAAACACCAAATCCAAGGTCAGAGGTTTGTGAAAGATCACCATAGAGTGTCTTGTACTCAGACCATGACTGTACTAGGGTTGCGGCTGAGGGTCCTCGCGATGCTTCACCAAAGAAAGCAGCTGCTGATCTTGAGGTTACTCCTCTACGAACCTTCGGCAAGAATGCCGATTCGGATACGTATACTCCTGGATTCTTATATTCAGGCATTTAAAACTCCTCTGAAATTTGGGGTGTTAGGGTGTGAATTGCCGTATCGTTATCATATATATTACCAACTACAGATGCTACCTTCTTGACAGATGTCAGGTCTGTTGCAGCTATCTCAGCGTTCATTTGAATTGTAAACATCTTTCTAAATATGCGTTTTCTATAACCAGATTCTCTGTCCAAAAGGTCTGCGGTAGACCACGACAGTAAATCAAACCTTCTAATAGTACCATCTTCAGGTATTTCTATAAAGCCCTGCCTAAAGGGCACTACTCTGCGTAGTATTTTACTTGAAAGTTGTCTGTCGTGTAGAGCACTTCTGGTGTGAGTAGTTATTTGGTATACCAGGTTAACTGGTATAAACGAGTGTACAGCTAAAACATTAGAGTTAGTAACCATAGAAGACATCTCAGATTCGGTCAGTTCTGATGGATAATAATTAATGTAATTAGGCTTACTTGATGCCGAAGCACTATTGCTGTAATACATCGTCGTTTCAGATAGCTGTCTACGGGTGTCATGAGACATGCCCACCATTTCAACAGTTATAAAAGGGTATGCCTTTTCGGTTTCGCCCTCTGGGTATCTAAAGAACACCTGAACTGCTCGGCTGGCATCTCTGTCATCAGACACAGTTAGGTTGCTGAATCGGTTTTTAACCGCAGCATCTTCTGCGAGCAAGAACCCTTTATTTGGCATGCCCACTACCCCTCGATAACCCTAATTTAGAAAGTTCTTCTTTAATTAGTGGAACTAACTTTTCCTGAGCCCGGATAGAAGCCATACGTATAACAGGTGCTGGTGGTAGTTCTGGTGTACCGTACTCCAACAATGTTGCGTCAGGGTGGGGCGAGTAGATACTAACCATCATTTTTTCTTTATCAAATTCAACAATTATTGTGTTGGCTACGTCACCCCAGTCGGCAGAAGCATCTTGGCGTACTTCCTTCTGATACTCGGCAACGGCTCTATCCACAGCATTATGGAATTCGCCTAGTTTAGAAATAAAACTATGAACAGCCCACGGCATTCTGGGCTTTGGTTTAGATACTTGAGCGTCAGAACTGAAATCAGAAGACACAGATTTAGAATTCCCAATCATTGGGTCTCCTTACAGTTCTAGGCGTTGGATGCTATGGCGCTCGCCATAACTATCTTAATTTTACCCTATTTGAGGTAAGGATGTAGGCCATGGAAGGTTGTTACTGCTAAGTGTTGGGAATGTGTCGTCGTTGACAAACTCCTGGTCAACGTATAATTCTTGCCCTTGTAAGAGCACAAACACTTCCTCTTTTAGACGACCTCTAACCCGGTAATCAAAGACTGAGTAGAATCTACCGTCGTAGGAAAACACATCATTTAGATGCTCTCTGTATTCCCAGACATTTGATAGACCAGCATCTCGCATAGCTTTTATGGGTATAAAAGCGTCAATAGTCTCTAGAGTTAACCGGCCCTCAGGAATAGCTCTACGCTGATCCTCAGCCTCTGAGACTAGGAGCACCGGCAAGACAACACCAGGCTTGTATTTACGGCCACCTAAACCTGATGGTGACTCATCGTACACGTCATCATAAACACTGTTTAGTGTTGCAGAGGTTCCTAGAGGAACAAACTCGTACCAGACAATAAACTCTTCCCCAGACTCCTTGTGGCGTTTGTTAAAGTGTTTATTTATTAACGAAAGTTCGGTATGAAGATTCATCAGTAGAAAGCGTTAGTAGTAGCGCCTGACGGCGGGGTTGTATCAATGTAAACATCTTCACGAAGGCGGTCACCCTTAGTCTCAGGGGTAACAATACCATCGTCAATTTCTGGCCATAGTCGTTCCATCGGGGAGAAGTCGCCAAGCTCTTTCTGCTTGTACAAGGGGACAAGCCTGTTGGTTGTTCTAGACACTCTTCGCAAGTTCATAACTTCAAGACGGTCAAAACCAATGTTTAGGTTTGCTGCGTGTCGTTCGTATTCCTTTTCCCACTGAGCTAGAAGACCTTGTACCATTCTAAATCTCTGGCTTGCTGGTATATGAACTGACTCAGAAGTAATGACGTCAATGTCTCGACTGTACTCAGTCATCAGAGCCCACAGACACTCACAAATTGCAGCTATACCGATAGCATTAATTACAACATCAGCTAACTGATCAACAGAGAGGTTGATGGTATGTAGGTGCTTTTCTAGGGCCCTTTGGGTGTAGAAAGAAAGGTCAGTGGGCGTAACCCACTCGTAGTAATAGCCTTCTACCAGCACTTTTGTCCCTGACGCATATGTGTTAGCTAAACGCAGTATTCCGTTGCGCTCATCAAGAGAGTACTGAGAGGCACTTAATGCAGAAGCAGACCCAGATCCAGTGGTGTAGACGGCAACCCATAAGGATTCTGAATCGACATTGATATGGCTTAAATCATAGGTTCTTCCGACAACATCAAAAGATGTTTGAAAGAACTTAGGGAAATCCCTGAGGTAGGTTCTTGCGATATTCTCAATGTCTGTTAATGTTGCCATGGTATAAGTTTACCTTATGACGGAGTGTCTGCTGAGTCCTTGCCTGGGACGGTTTTTTGTGTAGGTTGGTTTAACGCAGGCTGCTCTATACGCATAGACGTAGCAGCGGTTACCTTCCTTAACTTGATCTGGTCGGCAGTGCCAGATGGCTTAGGCAGTTTTTCTGTCATTTTGCTCTTATAAACCAGCGCATACTGATGTTTGGTTGCACATGGGTTATTGGGGTTGAACCACCAGTTGAACCTGTGTCACCGGTTGACGGCCCAGTTGAGGATGCTTGGTTTACAACGGAACCACTTGTTCCTGAGTGTTCAGGAGTAACAAACACGTGGGTGTGCCCGGAGTGCTCAGTGGTATTGAGAGTGTAGTGTGCCTGCATTCCTTGACCAACAATACCTGTTAGCCCATCTGCAACTAAATCAGCGGTAGCTGACCCAGGTATTACATACCCTTTGAGCCACCCTAAGGTATTAGGGTATAGAACTCCAGCAATTGCTTGTCCAAGCCTAGTAACAAACCCAATACCTTCTGACGGCGTTTCGTCTTGACCACCCAAGGGTTGGTGGCTGTGTTGCCCACCATTGACAGTGTTGCCAGAACCATGACCATGGGCAATACTATGTGTGTGATCACCAATTGTGTGAGTGTGCGCCCCAAGACTGTGGGTGTGGCTGGGCAAGTTGTTCTCACTAATGGATATTGTTGAACTTCCACTAACGATTCCCGCCGTAGAGTTACCAGTAACAAACTTTGATGTCGAAGAGTACATATTTGGAAGTGCAAATTGGGTGGTTGTTTCTGATCCATAATCGTCACCTATAAGCCCGTACAACGCAGCGTACGACTCTTTTGAGACCATCTGACCATTACACTCTAGCCAAAACGTTTTACCAGCAGGGTTTGGGCTCGTAGCGTTACTTGGCCACATAATAATTGACCCAATAGGTGTTACTGACCCAGAGTCCTCACTTAGTAGGAGCTCAATCCATGCCCCATCACGCTTAACGTACACACCTGATGAACTAGCGCCTACAGCGTTTTTATAGTAAAAATCGCCGTTTGAACCAATACCGTTTGACGGCACTGCATTCCCACGGAGGCTTGTGGTAGATGGGACGTTTACACGCTTGTCAACGATGTTGGCGTTTGAAGGAGAGGTTGCTCCCTGACGGAACACCATAGCCAAAACAACATCGTCTTCTGTGATGTACGTAGATGTGCTAACCCCAGTGGTAGTTAGCAGACGTGCTGCTGACTTAGGATAAGTTGGGTTTGTAACACTTTGAACACCATCAATAATTGTGATAGTCGCAGTGTTTGTTGCCGGTGTGCACCTAACAACAACAGCATCAAACCTATATCCAGATGATGGACCGGCGCTTAGTGCCTTACCAGCATCTCCAGAAACTTCGTACACTACTCCTCTGAGGGCTACAAATCCACTAGCGATGGCAATTAAGCCAGATGACGTTGAGGAAGTTACTGCGCACCCAGACAATACACCAGTAGATCTATCACCCAAAATTTGAAAATCAAGTGAGTCTGGTTCAGCTTGATCCAGGGCAATAAATTTAGTACCGTCAACGTCAGTTGCGTTAGGGATTATGTAAGGCATTTACACCTCAAGCCATAGTGTCGTAAATGTTTCCGTTTGCACGAAGGTAGTTAAAAAGATCCTTTGGAAGCTTGTAGGTCTTGCCGTCCTTGAAGTCAAATCTTGTTAGTCCCCAGATCATGAGCCAGGTTCCCTTTACTCGGGCCTTAACAAAGTCCCCGTCCGTGCTAGAGACGGTAACGGGCTCTTCGATTACTACTTCATCCTGCTCTTCAGCGGGTTCTGCCCAATTTGTTGTTGTTGTAATTTTACGAGGCATTGTGTTCTCCTTTTAGTTTTACCATATAAAGCAATATGGTGGGGGAATTACCCCCCACCATACTACATCATCTGAACGTTAAGTTCAGGAAATTGCGCCACCGAGTGTGTTGAGAATTACTCGGCTTTCGTGGGTGATTACACCGAATCCCCAGATGGCGTACCAGGCAAGACCGTGCTCACGACCGAAGTCAATGACACCGCCGTCACGGAGCTCAACCGGGAGGCTGATTGCGTGACCGAAAGCGTTGTCACCGATCATGATGGCGTTGTAAGCCTCGGCGTTTTCCTGGAAGCCAGAGGTAGCGCTGGTGTCTAGTGTTGAACCCATTCCGTACAGAGGAGCGGAAGCAGCAGTGGCGTCCAAGCCCTTCTTAACCTGAGTGGTTTCGATGAACACTACGTCGTACAGACGACCGATTTCACCAAGCATGAAGTTGCCGGGGGCAGCGTACTTGGTGACTTCGATGAACTCAGGCCAGTCACGGAGTGAACGGCTCTGGCTTGGGTGTACGAAGCAGACGTAGGTGTCGCCCAAACGGGGGATGTTCTGACCGGCGAGAACTTCAACTGCGTCCTTGATGGAGGCGGGGCTGAGGTAACCGGGGGCAGAAGCTGAACCTAGGGTGCCAGCGTCGTAGGGGCTGATGGCTCCACGGGTGGTAGCAGCATTACGACCAAACACAACGCTTGGAGGAACAGCTGATCCGCCACCGAACGGTACACCGTTCTTGTAGAGGGTGTTGCGAGCCTGGATGTCCATGCTCTGGGCCATGTGACGACCAAGTAGACGAGAAGCTGATGCCATAACGTCATCGAATGATGCGTTGAGCAGCAACTCGGTAACGGCAACAGCCTTACCATGCTCGCTTACGGTGATCTGAATTTGGCTTGCGGACAAAGCGACGGGCTCCATACGGGTACCTTCGCTAAGGGTTGCTCCTGCTGACTCATCAACTGACAGGTTGTTGTAACGCATGAAGTTGATGGTCAAACCGGGCATGACACCGAGTTCAGTCTTCTTAACAGCGAACTGCTCAAAGCGAAGCACGGGCATGGCCTGGAATAGGATTTCCTTTGACCAAATTTGCTGGATTGCGGGAGATAGAGCGGAACTACCGTCAGTATAACCGGTCACTGAACCGGTAGCTGTACCTGTAATTGCTCCACCTGCTGGTGCGGGTAATGCCATGTTAATATCCTCCGATGGATAGGGTTAGTTTGGGTTTAGTAGCGGCCCCGTTGCTGAGACCGTGTTGCTGACAGTAACTTTTCACGCATTTTTACATATTGATCCATCGGCATATTGCGGATATCCTCCGCGCTAACCGTTTGGTATTCCATTTGGTTGTCCAGTGGCCCAGACGGAGGAGCCGTTACCGGAGCCCCCTTCAAGCGAGGGGGACTCGCTTGCTGGATTGATTCAATTATAGCAGTACTTCTATCACGAAGTACGGTAATGCTGTGTTCAATCTCCTCTTCAGTATTACCTGAAATAAGATCGCGCAGCTCTGGAATGATGGTTTCTGACTCCGCCTGAATACGTCTCTGGCGGTAAGCCTCTAGTTGCTGGAGATAGCGCTCCTTTTCAAGCATGGCATCCTGAGCCTGCCGCTGCTTTTCAAGCTCGGCAAACTTCTGGCCCCATTCGTTCTCGACCTGGTTGATTCGCTGGTTCCACTCGTCCTCTTTCTTCATGAGGAGTTCCTTGGAACTTAGCTCTTCAAGCTCACGTTGACGAATGAGCTCAGCTTCCTTCTTAGCGCGATCTGCGGCCTCTTTAATGGCCTTTTCACGTTCGCTACTAAGCAGGTTTAACTGCTCTTCCATTGACTTGACACGATGATCAGCGTCCTCTAGACGCTTATACATCTTCTCCTTCTCCTGCTGGCGCACCTTTTGGATGTCCTCTTCAGAGAAGTACTTTTCTTCCTGAACCTTTGGAGCCGGAGCTTCTTCCGGATCTACGGGAACCTGAATACCATCTTCAAACTTTGACATAAGTTAACCTCTTTTAGTTGGGCTGATAATGACTGATTTAAAACAACTATTTATTCTTCGTCAGGAACACGACGCTGGGCAAACCTAGCTCCGTATGCCTTTGCAACTATATTGTTTACCATTCCTTCTACAGGACCGCCTACCGCCTGGGTTCCCGGTAAGGTACCTCCAGGTTGGGCAGGAGAACCTGCACTTGTTACATTAGCACCTCCAGCGGGTACCGTGCTGGTACCCTCGGGGCCAGGTAGCAAGCCTGTGGCAAGCATGACCGCTTGGTTGATCTGTGCGCGAAGCATGTCAAGCGCTCCTTGATCAATAGCATCATCTCGCAATTCTTCAAATATCTCAGCAAGTTTTTCACGTGGGAACTCTTCACCCAACATACGCATAGCGCCTTCTTTGGACTCAAGCCCCATCGCCATCTTGGCCTGAGCTTCGTTAAGTTTAATAAGCACATCAACTGGTAGTGGTTCTGGCCAGTGTATTTGAGTCTTGTATGTCAAAGGATCAGATGGGTCAAGTTGTGGCAATTGATCACCCTCTGGTGCTTCGGCTTTAGAGGGGTCGTAAATAAGAAGCTCAGGTTGGAAAATTGCAGCAGTTCGGATTATTATTTCGTTAATCTTTTCCAGACCTTTTGTAAAATGGATTCTCTTCATGTTGTAGCGATTCATCAACGGCTGATATTGGATTGACAAAGCTACACCAGAAGTGTTAGACACTGGTTGGAACTGGCCGAGGGCGGTCTCTGGTACTCCAGTTATTTCGTGCATAACACGCTTTAGGAACTGAATGTATTGAAGAGCTCCAGCCATGTCACCACGTGACTCTAGGTTTGTAACTGACGCATCCTTTGGCAACCCAGCCCAAACCTTCTTTGGTCCACGCTCTAGCTGGCTTGCCTTAGCACCAATAATGATTGTCACGGGAGCAGCATGGTAGTTAATGATGTCCGATATTTCGGTCATCTTTTCGTTTAGTTCGCGGTTAAGTGGGATTATGTCCCAAATGTCAGATTGACCCCAAGGTGACGACGAGATAGTCATATTTGGAATATGTACTACTGGCACACGGCCAATTGGGTTAGGGTACTGATCCACTAGTTCATCATTGATGTATTGCTCAATACTGTCATCAGTAAGGATTTCAGTAAAGGTGTATACCTGCCGTGTACCTTCTGGAGAAGTCCCCCAGAATCGATACTTGAGCTTAAACCTCAGAAGACGATCACGATCATGTGGGTGGTACTCAGGGAAGCAGTGGGCAGGGTTTAATGGGATTACTCTGATTCGCCCTTCGTTCATAATCCCTAGAGGATCAATAAAGGGTTCTTCGTAAGCAACCTTGACAAAGCAGTCACCTGTTACTCCAGCAAGCTGCCCCATTTCCCATAGAACGTTGTGCTTAGAGTTGTCTACTTCCCAAACTTTGTGGAGTAGGTGGGGAATAATTGCAGCGTTTTGCTCTGGAACTTTCCATTGAACGCCCTTACCAAAACAAAAGTTTGTAATGTAATCGGCAAAAGTTCTAGTGTAGTTTAGGGTGATGTTTTGTTCGCCCTGCTCACGACGATATGACCAGTGGTGACCAAGGTACCATGCCCAACATGCACTATAGCGGTTTAAGCGAGGTCCATGTACTTCAAACTCTTCGTCAGCAAGCTCAACCAGACCAAGAGGGGATATAGCAACAGTTAAGTCACTAGAAGAAGCTCTGTAACTCGGTGACCAGAAATCAATCGGCATTAAATCCCCTGGTGTTTAGATCATTAATGATTAGTTGTTCTATAGAACTTGGAACGTCAATGTATGTTATTGATTGTACCATCCCTAACGGGATATGAGAAGGATTGCTGTAATAAACCTTACTATCTAACTCGTTACGGTCTGCTAACCACGTACCAACTAACGTAATGTGGTCTTTCAAAAAGTCTTCTACTACCCAACCAATTGAGATTGGCCGAACTGGGTGGGGCTTGTATTCTGTGGGGTCCACCCACCCAGTAGGGCCATCAAAGGCGTCAAGCCATGTAATTAAAGCAAGCTTTGGAATAGTAGGTTTCTTAGACTTTTTGGCTTTGTGCATTGTAAAACTTCCCTCTAAAGAATGCTGTTCCGTTATGAAACGGTATTTGCTCGTAGAAAAAGTTTCCCTCACCGGGTTGGTAAGTCACAACACCAATACCCTGTTGCCAATCTTCAACAATGGTCATTGGCCGTCCATCCAAGTCGATGGACCCTTTAGTGGAGGGTACGGTCCCGTCGCATCTTGCCAACGTACCAGGGGATGCGGCCATGATAGTCTTGGGTCCATCGAAATCGTCGCGTGAACGCTCCGCCCATTCGCGGCGGTGGATGTGCCCGTATAGTACAGAGGATTTCTCTGTGTTGAGGTAGGCATGCGCTGTAGACCCGTTACTGCGTACTTTTGTGCCGTGGATGACCCGGAGTCTTTGGTTGATCCAAAATTGTCCCGCTGGATAGCCCGGTACATAATCCACCCCATAATCATCGAAACGGCAGAGATAAGGGATAGACAGAACAGGCCAAGAGTCAGGGGTGTTACCACGCTTGATGCCGAATGCTGCTTTCGCATTGTCGAGGACAAAGTTCACCAATCTTTCTTCGTGGTTACCAGCTAACCAAACTATTCTAGCGTTTGGGGCAACCGTGCGTAATTGAGCACAAAGTACTGTAGCCCGGTCTATGGACGCTTGCGTCGTCAATGCATACGCACTGCTTAATCTGTACTTTCCAAATTCAGGAAAGTCCAAGTTATCTCCAACCAAAACCACTAGATCTGGGTTTAGATTCTTAACTATCGAAAATGCAATATCGATTGCTTCTTCGTCGTGTGTTGGCTCTAGCTCACCAGAACGAGCTCTAAAGTAACCAATCTGCATGTCTGGTAGAACCACACAGGTTTCATACCCATCTTTGTTAGATGATGCTTTTGCCGTCAGTTTCGGCATTCGTACAGATGGTCCTGGCTGTACTACAGGCCATTCAGGTGCAACGGTCAACGCTTTAACAAGATCACTCACAGCCACACCGCCCGTTCATATGACGAGAAATGGTGCTTGAGCTAACTGGGTAACCGTTCTTGGTTAGGATTTCAGACAACCAAGTGCAAGAGTAGATCTTTGCTCTACCGTTACCAGAGTCAGTCTTTATTGCCTTTTCTGCGTTTTCTACAGCCCCAGCTTCATCAGCTGGAAGGTTTTCTTTGATGCGCGTGTACGAGCACTTTTGTTTCATAGAGCCCGTGTGACGCTCCATTAAGTCTTTGATAAGACCGTTGGAATCTGACATCTAATACTCCTTGTGATACCACTCTGATTGAGAGTGTGTTTATGCGGCAGTTGTGCCACTCGTAGTATACACAGGTTTTGCGTTATGCAACGCATTTGAAAGTGCTTGTATTAGTGCGTAGAGTTCCTGCTCTTCTTCAACTCCACGAGCTGTTACACGCTGAAGGTATTTGAGTGCTGCTGCAATCTGCAGGATATTCATAAGTGCTCCTTTTTGGTGGAGCACTTACTGTATCAGATCTCAGCCAGAAACAACCGTCTTGTTGGGAAGATTCATGTGCCCACCTGTGTTATAGGAGTACTCAAACTGAGGCATGCCGTCGCCTGACATTGAACCCATGACGAACTCTTGGAGGTGGTCAGGGGCTTCAATCCAGGTAGCTGAGCCAACGTGAGCACGCTCACGCATGGTCTCCTCAGGGTACTTGTAGAACATCTCGGGGTTGTTATGGTTCACCCGCATTGGCGAAGGAGCAGTGTCCTGGTAGGCGCCAATGCTGAAGTCCATGGGAACGTCGGTGTCAGTTGCTACGCCTTCCTCAAAGCGGAGTGGACCACGGTTCATGGGAATGCTGGGAGCAAGTGAGCGCTCAAATTGTGGGTCACCCTTTTCTGGGAACATTGGGGCGGGGGCTACAGCCATAGGTTATCCTCCTGTTGGAATGGACGTGTATATATGTAGATTACCACGTTTTGATGCTCTTATCTGAAAAACGGACTCTCAGATACGGTCACCATTGGCATGGTGTCAGCGACAGACATAGCGCATGCGATAGCCAAGGAATCTGGGTAGTCGTCAAAAGCGCCCTTTTCTTCTGGTGCTGAGGCCAATAAATAGGGTCCTCTGTACACCTTCTCTAGGTCTGACATTTGCTGATTAAAGCGTTTCCATGATCGTGTACGACGTGCTTTTGAGTGACCAGGGATGATGAGTTGGTCACGCTGTATAAGTTCAGTTAGATGAACCCAACGTTCATTTTGGTTTTTGGCGTCTGAGGTAACAGCAAGGACCTCAATTTTTGGAAGCAAAATTTGCAACCGCTCTGCTACAGCACCGCCAACACCCTGGGCATCAACACCAATTCTGTACACATTATAATTGCGAAGAAAGTCAATAATCTCAAAATACTGGGATTCCCATTCTTCATTGTTAATCTCCAACCAGTTTAGGACTCTATGTTCATAGAACCCAAAGCCATCAGGATGATCCCAATCAACCCAACAAACCGTTACTACTGTCGAGTCATTAGATCTTGCTACGTCAATTCCAACGACAACTGGTGTTCTCCACCACTGCTTTACGAGGCCCATTGACTGGTCGTACATGCGTGATAGACGTTCATCTGAAACAAACATTCCCTTTTCAAGAATCCATTTATTGCAATAGGACATTTGGAACTCGTCAGAATCTTCTCCGATTCTTATTTTTTCCTTAGATATGAATTTTGCGTAGTTGTCATTGTACTTTGCGGCTGTCTTCCAGTCGTACTCAAAATGGCACTGACGGTGATTACGGCGAGAGTTGACATCACGGCGTTTGTTGAACTGGATCATTTTGTAAAAATAGGATTTGTTACGAGTTGCGGTTCCAGTAAGGGCAATACTCCCGTTGTTGAACGCCAACATGGGTTTGATTGATTTAGTGATCATAAACTCGTCGGCTTCCTGAGCCTCGTCTACTAGCACAAAATGGTAGGTTTTAGATTCAATCTTTGCCTTAGGGTTACAGGTTTGCATACGGCACAAAGACCCTGAATGCTTAAGGCTTATGATCCTTCCCTTACCACGAGACCCACCAGATGTGGCTTTGTCATCGATTTCTGGGTCAAGGAGAAAATCCATAGCGTGATCGCTAGTAAGTTTATTTACAATACGGCTAAATACCGTATCAGCCTGGTCTTCTACTGGAGCAAACACCCCACACCAGAATCCTTTATCAAACTTTCCAAGCCAGGTTGGATAGACTTTTGACAACTTAGGAAGAATAACCATCATAGATGCGAGCACGTTTGATAGTACTTCTGATTTTCCAGACTGGCGGGTAGCAACAAGTGTAATCTCTTCACCGTCACCAATAACAATTGACTCAATCATTCGATACGCAATTGGTATTTGGTATGGGAAAAACGTTACGTTACAAAATTCCTCTGTAAAGAGGATGAGTTTCATAACTAACTGATCAATGAATTCCTGGGATGTTTCATCGAGCTCAATCGCCTCGATGTCCTCTGGTATCGAACCTTCTTCTGCCACTTGTTGCATAAACTAATTATACTTCTTCTGTATAGAGTATTCCTTGGTTTGGAATATCTAGTGGTTTCTTTGGCATTCCAATGGATTCAGCAATTCTGTCAATCAAATAAAACAGATCTGGCAAGCTCACTAAGTACCCGTAGTCTTCCCGTTCACCAGAAATTATTGGTGACACAGCACCGAAGTCGTAACCAAGGTGGTTAATGCTGTTAACCAACTCATGCAGGTACTCACGATCTTGCCCGTTACCGCGAAGCAAAGCTTTACGGTTAGGGTGAGGATTTTCCTTGTCTGTTTTTCTGTTTAAATTTACCATTAGTTGTCTCCTGTACGCTCAATAATACACTAATTGTTGTTCAAACTAGCTTTTCTAGTCAAAAGTTCATCCCAAAGAGCATTAATAATGTCTAAATGCTGCGCAACTTCTTCCTCTGGAAGGTCGTTGTACCTCCAGCTGTCAAATGTTTGCCCAAGATTCATGATCGTAATATCCATCCAATTAACTATTGATGGAGTATCCATTTTTTCAATCCGGGCTAACTTTTTGTGTGTCTGGGGCTTTTGTTCTCGTTTAAAAAACATCACCACTCCCGTATGTCGCTCGTTGAAGTATCTAGGTATCTGCCACCTAGAGCGCCTAGGATACCCTCAGTTTCGTCAGAATGTTTTGATTTCTTACAAATGCCAAATTGAAAAGAATACCTACTAATGCTCACCTGTAAACCCTTACCTACTTTCCAAGGAAAGCTAGTCTGACGCATAAACCCAATAGACAACAATGGTGTTCCTTTAGGCGTGTTATCACGTGTTATCCAATAAATAGGGCCTATATATTGAAGTCTGTTTAGCGTGTCTCTAAATAGGAAATATAGAGATAAGCTTATTATTGTTAAACATACAACAGTTAGTATCATTTGTTAACCTTATTCTCATACGTATACAAAAGTGTGTGGTTCAAGTACGTCAACTATAGCTTGCCCAAGGCTCACCGACTCTTTAAACTCAATAAAATCTTTAACGGGCATTGGACCATATTTGCATCTATTGGACGGCTTATTGTAAGCTCTTTTTATAAACTCAACAGTTACGTATCCTTCAAGAGTGCCATTTTCCAAAGCTTTTTGATTATTGATCGTAACAGGTTCTTCTGTAGAAAAGTTAAACCTCCTTACTCTACTGCTGCGGTTAGGGCCCTGGTAGTAGACATCGGTTTCAACAATATTAACCATTGTAAATATTTGTGGGTTTAACTTATCCCATTCTAAGGTTAATACCGCGTCTGGATCTTCCTCAGTTTCACTGTCGTCAACTACATCTGGTCCGCTAGCGGCTCTCTCTGCAGTACTACCAGTGTCTGCAAACAAAGTTTTACCAAGACCCTCAGACGCCTCACTTTGCTCAAGAATCTCTCCTAGACCAGTCCCTAGTCTTTTTCTTTTCTTTAAAGCATCAAGTCGCTGTTTTGTCTCCGGGTCCATGGGCTCATTGGCCATGAGGTGCTCCTTAGTTGAATACTAGTGTAATTAGACCTGAGAAATCAGATAAACCACGCAACCCACCTGGTTGGTTGCTGTGGTTAGTTAGGGCAACACCATATGCTGTACTGTTTGCGAATGCTGACAACCAATCACTAGGCATTGACACATACGTTGATGCGTTATCGCCTGATAGATAAGCTGTTGCTTCAGTTCCAGAAAACGACGCAGCCCCTGAAGCCGAAGTTCTGTCGTGAACTCTAAATGTGAATGTGCCCGTGTTTCCTCTAAATGCAGCTGTAGACCCCGCTCTTTTTACAAATATAGTTCCGCTGTCCGCAGCGAACCCTTTGCAGGTGTCTGGTAGTTGTGTCCCATAGAAAAACGCACCATAACTCCAGGTTGTTGACCTACGTACGACGGCCTCATCGGCCACAGCAAGGTTAGCCCAGTTTGTTCCAAATGAATCAGCATCGGTTAGACCAATGTTGTACGTACCAAGTGGTCTTGTCCATTCAAAGAATGAACCTTCACTGGTGAATGTAGTTCCCACGTTGTCTACAACGTATATTTGGTATGTAACTTGCCAAGTTTCACCAGAAGGTGTGTTTCTTCTGTTACTTGGAACACTCATAGTTACAGTGCCACCACTAAATGAGCCAGATGGTATGGAGTAGGTGCTACCACTGACATACCCAGAGCTTGACCCAATAAACGTTTGAATTACTGTAGCTGAGGCTACACCAGAACCTACGTCAGTGATAGCACCCCAGGTAACGTTAAAGCTCGACCCATTCTTAGTAGCTGTGGGTCTAGCTGTGTAGGGAGCAACAGGTCTAGTAGACCCAGTTCCACTCCCAGAACTAGACCTGTCATTGTTTGTAGTTATCGCTCTAACGGTTACAGTATAAGAAGTTTCATTAGCTAATCCACTGATTGTAAAGTTAGCAGATGAAACAGTTGTCCAGGTTGACCCAGAGTTCAAACTGTACTCGTACGGGGTAGTGCCGTTTAGGCTGTCTGTACCAGCAGTTCCGTCTGTAACAGCAACGTTGATCTTACCAAGATCAGTTGGGTGCATCGTCACAGATACTGATGGTGCTCCAGGAAGAGCTATTGGGCGACCAACCGTAGAGTTGGATTGTTCGGAGGCTCCAATTGAGTTAACAGCACGTAGCCTTATTGTGTAGCTTGTGCCATTTGTTAGCCCAGTGATGACCACTGGAGACGCAGTGCCAGATCGAGTTGTCCATGTTGCACCGTTGTTTAACGAGTACTGATAGTCAGTTGTGGCAGTTGTGCCAACCGTACCAGCAGTAAACGACACCTCTAGGCGACCTCCGGTAGTACCGTTTAGGTATGAAATACCCGTTATTGTTGGGGCGCCCGGTCTGATACCACTGCCAAGACCTAGGGATCTTGAAGACCCAGAAGAAAAGGTGGATACTAACGGCATTACGCAAACTTAGTCTGTGAGGCAAACACCGTGTATGTATTAGTAGCGGTTTTAATGATAGTGTAAGCGTATATATCTACGCTGTTTGCGCTGCCAGCTGTAGGTGCTGTGCCGCCTTGCCATTTAGGTGTAACTGCCGAGCCATCAATAGTTATGGATGTTGGGTAATACGGGGTAGACCCGTTTGTTACACCTACCGCAACTGTAATGCTTTGGTTATTTGAGAGCATAGAGTTAAGGGTAGTTGAGCCGTTTCCTCGTATGTTGAGTACAGTATTTGTTGTTGCGTTGCTGGTGTACACCCACGCAGATGAGGTCTTAACATCTATGTTTTGGGTAGACGATGGTGCTGAACCAACAACGTTCCATGATTCTATTGGGGCAGTAAATATTGGTGTTACTAAAGTTGGCGATGTAAATGTACCGGTAGTAACAGTTGGGTTTGTAACCGTGGCAGTAGATACTGTGCCACCGTTAATAGTGGGGCTTGTTAAAGTCTTGTTTGTTAGCGTTTCCGATCCAGCAATTGTTGCTCCGTTAACCCAAGTTAAACCAGTAGCTTGAGAAGAATCAGCTGCTAACATTTGACCGTCTGTGCCAACTGCCAACTTTGTTGGTGTGTTTGCAGCTGAGGCAACCAAGATGTCGCCCTTGGTTGTTAGGGTACCTCGCGTGATCAATCCAGTAGACCCGGACGTAGATACAGTGAGTGTAACAACCCCGGAAGTTCCACCACCGGTTAACCCAGTACCAGCTATTACCTCAGTGATTGTTCCTGAGTTAAAAAAAGGTAAGGACGCCCATGTAGTGCTACCATCTCCAACTTTTAGTTGCTTTGATGTAGTGTCTACACCAATCTCACCAGCTGCCAACACAGCGTTAGTGGTGCCTGCTGCGTCAGTCCACTGTTGAGTGGTACCACGTCGCATCTGTATTCTAACTGCCATTTGAGGCTCCTATCAGCCGAACATCTTCTTCCATGTTACAGGACCAACGATGCCGTCTGCTTTTAGACCATTAGCTGTTTGCCAAGCTTTTAGGGCTTGCTCTGAACGGGGGCCAAAGTCACCGTCAGCGGTAGCTCCGATGATGGCTTGTACAAGAGCAGCAGCTGGCCCTTTAGACCCACGCTGAACCGGGGTACCAGGGTAGTCAAACTTCATGGGGCCAGCTTCTGGAGACCCGCCTGAGGGCTTGATTGCCTCTACAGGGGCCGCTACAGAACCATCTGGGGCCTTATCGCCAAGACAGTACTGCCAGTGCCAGGACTCAAATTCCTTTGAGTTCTTGTCGCCGGTCTGAAGGTAGAAACCCCACTTAGGGGCGTTGGCGCACATCCACTCAAAGCAAGCTCCACCCATCGACTGAACCTTGCCACCAGCTTCGTAACCGAGGTCAATAGCAAGACCCCAACCGTGGTTAGAGCCCTTCTTGCCGGTTGGATCTGGGGCAGCACTGGGAGCCTTACCAGGCTTGAGATACCAGGTTTTACCCTCGTACTGACGAGTAACTTGAGGGTTGCGTCCCTGGTCAGTGGTGGTGTACCGGTCCATGAACATGTTCAACTGGCCCTGGAAAGAACGGTAGTCGCCAACATTCCTAAGCTTGTGACCGGCGGCAAGGGCGGCATCGTACATCTTGTTGAACTGCTCAGCGGCAGGTGCGTACATCAAACCACCGGTTTTTACCTTGGCAAGAAGCTCCTGCGGAAGCTGACCGTTCTTATGATTTGCTAGGGCTGAGGGAAGTACTAGTTTGATGTATGGGTAATTCACTCAGACCCCTTACCGAACGCAATGTCCTTGGGGTTAAGGAAGCGCATAGCAACAGGAAGGGCAGCGGCCCAGAGGGCATTAAGGGTGAGCTTCCAGTCTTGGGTAGCGGTGTAGGTAGCTACGGCAGCGCCAAGTACGCTACGTGCGTACGATGCAATTAGGGCTTTATTTTGTTTTGTCAGATACATCAGTGACCTCCTGCTTGGCCTTTTGGATAGCATCAATTGTAGCCTCTAGGACTGCTATACGCTGGGCCTGCTGTGAAATCTGATTTACGAGCGATTCAACAATCTTGTTGACGTCTAGTTGTACATTGGACATTATTCTTCTCCTGTTGATAGGTCTGGCGGAATTATATTAACCCATGAAAGGGTATTCTCATCCCATGCAAATGGGGTATCCCAACTTCTATTGGTAACTCAAAGTATGCCCGTGCTTCTTCTTCTGTATCAAACCAATACCAACCATCAACAGGATAGGTATGTTCATCTTTTGTTTCTTTGCGCAGTTCGTAATCCTTGTTGAGCACAAAGTTGGGGCCGTATAGCAGAATGCCGTCGTCGTTTTTGTAGAAGCCGGGGTTCATCCTGTGACCGTCCATCCTTTAGCAGTTGCAATTGCGGGGTTGTCGGTGGCGGTTCCCCAGTTGCCGGTGACAGACAAGGTTTGGGCGCTGACGGTCGGGAGGGCTGTGTAGTAAGCGTTGAGGTAAGTTGCGCTTAGTTTGCAGTATTGGATGCTGTGAGTGAATTTCATGTTGGTTGCTGAAATAGATTGCAGGCTGGGACAATTGTTGAACATGCTGGTGTAGGTGCCGCTGCCGTAAGCGCTTGCGCCGCTTAGCCCTGTCACTGACTGCAAGCCGTAACAATTGTTGAACATCTGAGCCATGTTGTAGACGGCTGCCGTGTTCGCCAGCGACACCGACTGCAAGTTGTAACAACTGCTAAACATGCCGCCCATGTCGGTGACGGCCGCCGTGTTCGGCAAAGACACCGACTGCAAGCTGGAACAACTGCTAAACATGCCGCCCATGTCGGTGACGGCCGCCGTGTTTGTCAGCGACACTGACTGCAAGCTGGAACAACCGCTAAACATGCTGTTCATGTTGGTGACGGCTGACGTGTTCGTTAGCGACACCGACTGCAAGCTGTAACAACTGCCAAACATCTGGGTCATGTCGGTAACGGCTGCCGTGTTCGGCAAAGACACCGACTGCAAGCTGTAACAACCGCTAAACATGAAGCTCATGTTGGTAGCGGCTGACGTGTTTGGCAGCGACACCGACTGCAAGCTGGCACAAGTGTCGAACATGAAGCTCATGTCGGTAACGGCTGCCGTGTTCGGCAAAGACACCGACTGCAAGCTGTAACAACCGCTAAACATCTGGATCATGTCGGTAACGGCTGCCGTGTTTGGCAGCGACACTGACTGCAAGTTGTAACAACCGCTAAACATGCTGTTCATGTTGGTGGCGGCTGACGTGTTTGTCAGCGACACTGACTGCAAGCTGTAACAAGCGTTGAACATGCCGCCCATGTCGGTGACGGCTGACGTGTTTGTCAGCGACACTGACTGCAAGCTGGAACAATTGTTGAACATGCTGTTCATGTTGGTGACGCTCGACGTGTTCGGCAAAGACACTGACTGCAAGCTGTAACAAGCGTTGAACATAACGCTCATGTTGGTGACGGCTGCCGTGTTCGGCAAAGACACTGACTGCAAGGCATTACAATTGCTGAACATGCGGGCCATGCTGGTTATCGAACAGGTGCCGATAAAAGCAAAGTTTTCTAAGCTCAGGTGAGTAATGTTCACACTCGATGCAGACATTGTGAAAGATGTGATAGATGAACCCTGGGCGCTTATTTCAACAATTTGCGACGAAGCGGAGGGGGTAATAACACTTGCATGCCTTAGGTTGAAATTGACCCCTGTAATGTTGCCAGTAATTCGGACTCGAGCTTGGCGATAACCCCTTGCTGACAAGTTCCCATAACTAGCCCACAAGAACTGTTTGGCGACCGACGTGCCTGAGGCATACGAGTTGCTTGTGCCATTGCCCCAATCAACCGTAAAATTGCCGGATGATGTCGTAACGCTGAACTGAAGAAAGTTTGAGTCAGGTTGATAAACGGCGTACAGAAAACAGATTTCTGTCGCTGCAACCGGAGTGGTATTTAGCCAATCTGATGGCCTAACCCAAGGCATGCCCTCGGAGTTGCGAAGGTATTTTTCGGGTCGGCTGACGTTGGGCAGAAAGTCATCGACCACACCAGTGCGTTGAGTGCGTTGGGCAAACCTTGACATTAGGCAATCTCGTTGACGTATCCGCTGATGTTTACCTGGCTTGCAGTATCAGCAAACGCCCGGACAACGAGTGGCGTTGCGTTTCCTTTCAAGATGAGGCCAGGGACAACAACAACAAGACCGCTCTGCGCTGGCAAAGCGAACGTGATGTAATCATTCGGGCTGGTTGTCCCACCCCATTGAATGGTCACGGTGCGTTGAACGCCTCCAGGGTTGCTGGCATACAGCCAGATTTCCTGAAATGTGGTGGCGGTGCTCGATCCAGTGTGAATGGTGGTGCCAGGCGAGCTGTTGGTGGCGACCAAGATGGGTCGTCCATCGGTTGATCCGCTGAGTATTTTTTTGCTGAACGTAGCCACTGGTGCTCCTAACTAAAAACCTGGTTGGCAAGAATGTTCTGGTCGTCTTCAAAGTTTGGCATCACCGAGATGGTTTGCCATTCAAGGCCAGTTGATGTTACCGAATTAGCAACCAAGAACTGGCCGTTTGTTCCGACCGGCAGCCGGGCTGCAGTGTCAGGTGCGCTGGCAGCGATCAAGTCGCCTTTGGCATCGAAAATGGTGTCTGGGATGCCACCGCTGACTGTGGCTGGCACAAACTTGGTGCCGTTGTATTGAAGTACCTGATTGGCTGACGCTCCGGTCGTGTCAATCTCGATGCCGTCAACAGTCAACACCGAGGTTGCAGTAGTGCCCGTAGACGTTAACCCAGCAAATTGTGGTGTAGCAGAAGTAGCAACCGATTGGCCGATAGCAACAGTTGGTGTCGCTCCTTCAAAACCTGAACCAGTAACAGTGACACCAGTGCCAGCAGTAACTCCCGCAACATAATTTCCTGTGGTATCAGTACCAAGATCAACAGTATCAGCCACCCACAATGATCCGTTGTACTTAAGGAACTCTCCAGAGTTGGGCGATGGCAAGCTGACGTTGTGCAACTCATCGAGTTCATAGCCGTTTTGAGTAGCAACATAGATAATCCCGTTAATAGTTGCACGAACGACTACACCTATGAATACTAGGTGGTCTGGGGCGGATGGCTTAGTAGTGGTAAATGCACCATTTTCTCCCAACCACAAGGTATCTCCAGCGGTATACCCCGTTGATAGGTCAATACCATCTACATATCCACGGGTAACAATGGGTCCATTGTTACTAGCAGTAATGTTTGCCCCAGCAACACCAATGGTCTTAGATGAGGTTGTGTCACTGTTATTGTCTGCCCGCTTTACAGTTGCGTGATCTCCAGTAGCACCAAACAGGTAGACACAAGTACCAGTTGTAATCGTGGTCGATTCAACGTTACGCACATAAGAAACTAGAGGGATATGGCTATTTACCCACGATGTGCCGTTGTATGAAAGCCCTTGAAACTCCTCGGGAGCCGTAACTACAACGTCGGAAAGATCGTCCAATGCGCCAACACTGGAACCACCACCCGCAGAGGCCGCACCAAATTTTGTACCATCATATTTAAGGACATCACCAGTAATGGCTCCTGCCGTATCAATTTCAACCCCCTTAACAAAGAGGGACTTTAAAAAGTTAGCCATAGGGCTCCTTTAAAACGACTTATTATGCAAGTATAACAACTCGATACTTGTTAGCATCAGGAGCTGTAGCAAAATAAACAGTTGTAGTCGTGTTGGTGTTAACGATGTCGGCGTACACAACTTCACCTGTATAAACGTCGTACACTGCTACTGAAATGTCAGCGGTGCCAAGTCCGTGTGTAAGGGCGTACGAAGTAGCACTGGTAGCCAGAGTCTCAGCGTGCTTCTTCTTTGTCCACGCTGGGGCGCTTGCACCTGCAGTAAGAACATACCCTGAGGTACCAAGCCCTAACGTAGTGGTTGTAGACGCACCACTCTGGTATACCAATGAGCCAGCGGCACCGCCAGTGACGTTGGTGGCGGTAGTAGCAGTCGAGGAGTTACCTGTGTACTCCGTTGCCGATAGCACTTGGGTACCAGCAATCTTAAGAACCTTGCCCGAAGCCAGGTCGATGTTCTCAGAGGATGTCCACGAGCTGGTCGACGATACCCAGTTCCATGTCTTATCACCATCTACACCACCTGCAACAGTGATACCTCCACCGTTTGCAGTGCTGTTAGTTGGGGTGGTTACAGACCCCAAAACGATGTTTAGATCGTCTACGGTAACGGTGGTGCTGTTAATGGTGGTGGTTGTACCGTTTACAACTAGGTCACCGGCAATTGTGGTAGTGCTGTTTGCAGCACCAATGTTTACAGCAGTGGCTGCACCGGCGAAGTTAACGGTGGTAGCAGTGGTGTTAACAAGGTCAAACGAAGTAGACGCAGTTGTAATACTGGTGCTAATAGCTGGGGAAATGCTGAAAACTGCCTTAGCACCAGTTGAGTACCCAGTCTCATCTGACAGCACCGTGGCAAGTTGCGCTGAAGTGGTGGTGCCTGTACCAAACTGGCTTAACCCAGTAGTGGTTACGGCTATGTCAGTAATTACACCACTGTTTCCGTTTACGCTGACAACACCAGTACTGGAAGTTAAGTATGTGTTGGTGTCTAGGGCCCAGGTGTCTGCAGCGGTCTTTTTAAGAAAACCAGAAGTACCTGTAAGCGCGGCAATTGCCGTAAGGTCAGCGTCTACTGGTTGCCAAGTACCAGAGGGACCAACTGATAGTTCTACCCAGGCGCTTCCGTTGTAGTACTTAAGCTTGTTAACTCCGCTAGAGGTGTCAAAGTACAGACCACCCAGCTTTGCGCTGGCTGATGGAGCGGTACCGGCATTATGAATTACAACGTTCTGTAGCTCATTACCAGTTAGATCAATGTTTGTAAGAAACTTAGACATGGAACCTCACGATAGGTAGGCTTTTCCACCAAAGGAAGAGCTGAATGACACGGTTACAACGTTTTGTGATACATATGTTACATCACCTATGACGTAGTTACCGCCGCTGTCTACAACTGAAACAGCGGGGAAAAACCCAAGATTGTGGTTTATAGTCCATGTTGTAGAAGATACTATTTGATTATGTATGTATGAGGAGCCTACTGGCAAAACAAAGTTAAGAACTTGGTTGGGGGCTGTTCCAGTTATAGTTACAGCCGCTGGGCCAGAAGAAACAGTTCCCACTGTTAAAGCGTTTGGTGGTCCTGCTACTCCCGGATCGTGTATTTCTAAAATTTGCTCAATTGGCTTTTCAACTGTAGAGACAGTTTTAGTCTTAGTAACTGTTACGTAGCTATTTGAAGGTTTAGATACTTCTACAGTGCTCATGTTGGGGGTACCGATATTGCTTCTTCTACTACTACTACACCGGATGCCAAACAGTCCCAGTCTCCAGCAGAGTCTTTGACAAACATGTCAAAGTTATGACGACCTGCAGGTACTGTATTTTTATCCGAAACGTGTAGTTCAAGTGTGGCACCAGCTATTGGTGCAATATACCCACGTCTGTTACCAGCTAACCCAATAACTGTTGCTTCGGATGGGGTTGATGAGTACCATCTAAGGTCAAGTACAGTAGCCCCAGAAGAGTCTTTTGCCTGCATAAAGGCATCTTGTACTGCGATGATTGCACCTGTGCTGTCTCTCCAGGTAAAGTTTCTACGGAAGTCCACACGCTGTTTAAACCTGATTTCCATAGCCTGTGTATCCTCCAATGGAGTAATGTTCTCCAATCCTGTAACAGTAATTGTACCCCGAGCAACGGGTCTGGTTACCTCTTCGCTAGCTCCTGAGTATGGAGCCTTTCTTGGATAAGTTGCCAATACATCATATTCCAAGTTACCAGTAGGTAGGTCTGTGGTCTCTTCCTCGGTTAATCCAAGGAGTATTCCCCCTTCTGCCGTAAGAGTAATATTAAATTCTTTGCGGCCAGTAGTGCTGGTTTTGATGCTGCCGCGTGCAGATGTGGGGAAAATGACTCTATGAGTACGTTGATCACGTACTATGATCAAGCGCTCCCACGGCAACCCTTTAGATATGGAATAATTAACTGTATTAGTCATGGTTCCATTCTAGCCTAAGAATGTGGGGTGGGCCATCCTCAGATAGCCCACCCCAATCGGACTCCGTGTTAATAATTATACACTTTTCTTTCGTGTTTTTGCTGCCTCTAGATTAGTTACCCGCCCATCTAGTCGATCTACCTTCTCATCAAGGCGGTCTACCTTACCGTCCATGCGGTCTTGCTTATGCTCTATTCTCTCTAAGACCTTCATGTTTTGGCCGTGTTGTTCGGTGTTTCGCTTATCAAAGCGATGTAGAAACCACATTACGGGTCCACCTATCAAAGCGACCACAATTGGTATGTACACCGGCTCCATTACTCGCTATCCTCTTTTTTACCAGAAGACATAGCACGCCCAGCAGCCAAGCCAGTAAGGGCGCCGCCAATGCTAAACATGAGAGGCTCAAGTATTTTAAGAAATGCCGCATCATTTGGACTCTGCTCCGCAGGTTGATACACAAAGATTAATGAATATAGTAAAGCGCATACGCTAAAAAGGAGAACTCCAGCAAGGGTCATAATCACCACTGCTCTGGTTCTGGCCTCTAAATCTTCTGGCGATAAGCGCTTACGGGGCTGGTACAGTTGTCGTTGATTGGTTTCTTGGGTCATCTGCAGGGTTCCTATATCTGTCCGAACAGGCTGATAGAGCCAGTAATGTTGCTAATAATAGTACAGCTTTTTTCATTCCTCAGACTCCGTTTCTTTTGTAAAAAAGACACCGAGAAAGTGGATAATTAATGATACACCGGATATCCATAAACCTATTGCTTTTGTGGGACCACTTAATGTAATTAACACTAGGGCTGTTCCACCCAATGTCCATGACAGCGAAGACGTTTCTTTAAAGAATTTCTTAATCATCTAACTTTCCTTGAGCTAGTAGGGGTTGGCATTGCAAAACTGGCTGCAGCTGCAGCCACTATCACTCTTCGTGCTCCTACAGACACAGCAGACCCTGTTGGTACATAAGTGTCAAATTGGCCACCAAACACGTCCACTTCAGCTTCAAACTCTTCTTTTACGTCGTCTGGGGCGTTAGTCAACGCTTCAGAAAGCACTAATGCTTGTTCGTCAGACAGTTCTTCTGGGACAATTGCGTCAATTAGTTCTACTATCTGCTCTTCAGATAGTTCATTAAGTACTTCTTCGCTGAATACAGCGGCAATTGATTCCTCAGTTAGTTCACTTACTTCTATAGATTCTACTAGATCAGTGAGTTCTTCGTCTGAGAGATTTAGTATCTCTTCCTCAGAATCCAGAGGGCCAGTCTCCACAGGCACAATTGTCGGTGTGGTCGTGCTGGTAGACGAACTGGTTGACTCCGGTATGGAGGTGCTCGTAGACGTTGAGGCGACCGTTGTTGTAGTGGTAGTAGAAGGGGGAAGCGTTGGGGGGGTCACAGTAGGGACAGTCGGCAATGAGGGCGCTGTCGTAGTGGGCTCCACAGGAACACTGGGTAGTACCGGGGTAACAGATGTAACAGTCGGGGCCACAGTAACAGTCGTAGTTGTAGGTTCCGTCGTCGTAGTAGTCGGTGCTTCCGTAGTTGTCGAGGTACTCGTGGTAGTTGGGGGTTCCGTGACAGGTACAGTCGTTGTTGGGGCAGTGGTAGTACTGGTCGTCGTTGAAGTCGTGGATGTTGTAGTTTCCGGCCATGTCGTTGTTGTTTCTGGGATGTTAGTAGGGGTAGTGTTTAGTTCTACAGTATAGCTAGTACCATACCATGCGTCGGGGTTTCCACAGCACACACCTGTGCGAAGCCTGTATGAGCCCGGTTGGACGGCGACTTCAAGCCACGAATCCAGCCCAAAGAAATCGTCGTTCTGGGCGAGTAAGACACCATTTGCGTCGTATAGCCACAACATGGAGTCAATCCCGTACTCCCATGCGTAAGTACGTACCTTAAAATCAGAAGGTTCGGTGTACGTAAACCACAGATCATTAGCCCCAGTTACGGTGTAAGTGGCTAGTTCTGCTTTAGCAGAGCTGACTGGAAATATTGATAAAACTATTAAAGACCATTTTGAGATACTTATGATTCTTCCAAATAGCTTTTTAATCAATATACTCCTTCACAGCATGCGTCACGTCTACCACAGTCTTTGCACTTATAGTGTGCGTGTTCTGGAACCAGCTGACCACCACAGTAAACACACTGTGTAGAGGTATCACACTGCTTTTCGTCGCTCATGAGTACTTAGAAACTATCAAAGTAACTTCATAAGCTTGTGCGCCAACTTGCTTCACGTTAGTTACTGACACTCTACCCCAACCCTCTGCCGTAGCACGGCGCATAGCAATGCTACGCGCATCGTGCATCATTGGAGTGCTGATAGTGTAAGTAACAACCATGTTATCAATTATAACAGTGCCGGGTACGGGAGTTGAACCCGTCTACCGGTGTTTATAAGACACCTTGCGTCAACCGGACGCATCACCCGGCTAGCGGGGGCGCAACCATGTTTGCGGGCAGCGCCGTGTCTTTATATACTCAGGGTACGTATTGTCAATGTCAACAGGTATGAGTTTTTCACCAAGAACATGATACCCATCAGTATACAGCTTCCCACCCATTTGTCGAATATATTCTTGAATATGTGTTTCAGTGTGGGAAAAAGAAGCTGCTTTTAATTTTATAAACTCTTCGCCACCCAGCCAAGTAAAGTGCCAACCGTTGGCTACCGACCTAGTAGTCGTGCGCATTCGCCTCCACGCGCTTATACTCAAGTTATTTAAAGTCTTTTTGTGACTAACTACAATTCCAGTAATTGTTTCTGGGTGTTCCCAATCAACAGCCATAGAATAGAACGCATGATCAAGCACGATTATTTCCCCATAACGCAGGGTGTTAGGTAAGTTTGTAATAAACTCTCTAGTCGGTATTTCGTCTACGTCACCGTGTAGGATAATTGTGTCGTCACTAAGTTCTTGTAAATACGTTTTTAAAGAATCCCTAGCGGCGTACTCCCTTTCCCATGGATTGTCGGTTATTGGGAGTTCTGCTTCAATATAGACAATTTTATCGGACCACTCTTTAAACCGATCTAAGTTATTTTTGTATATTAGGGGTTTTGAAGATCCTTGAAAAGTTACTGAAGATTCAATAAGATAAAACTTGTCAACTACATCGTAGAGCTCAATTAGGCGGCACTCAAGCATGTCAAGTTCCCAGCCAAATAAAAAGCTATCAACAATCATACATACCGTTTGTCTATAACAAATATTAGTTCGTCGTTTATGCTATTGCGTCCTGGAACCCATCGGCGGTCAATACCATAGCTGTATGGTTTTAACGAATCAGGGGTTGCCTCAGTAAGCGCTGGTATCCATTCAGGGTGGGGTATATCCTCTACTACTAGTATTCCATTTGGTGATAACAACGAACTATATTTATTAACAAAATACTGTTGAGATTCAAGGGTGTGAGGGCCGTCATCTATCATAAAATCAAACTTAATATGTGACACTTTGCCTAGAGCCTCCTCAGAGTACGCGTCTAGGTATACAGGAGAGATGCGGTCTTCTCCTTTAAATCCGTTGCAGTTGTCGTGAACGTCCATGCAGTGAATCGTTGCGTTTGGAAAGTAGGATTTCCACATGCGTATTGAGCCGCCCCAATAAATACCAATTTCAAGAACATTCTTTGCGGTGTTTCGTATTGGTTCTAATAGGGCTTCATACACGTGTATATACTGGTGAGCCGACAGTTTGTCGGTATCTTTAGCAAAATCACATAGTCTTGTCATTGTAAACCTTTCTAACGTCAGCTCAATTATAGTACTAAAGGGGTCAATATGGGAACATTAATTGCAATTCCAACTAGATCAAATTGGCAAATGTTATCTCCGTTGTTATCTTTTTTAAAAAACTATGATGTTGTCATATACGACAACGGTCACACTTCTGAAGAAGGCGTATCTGCCATAAACAACCATCAGGGAGAAATAGTCAACGCCCACGGTTGGAAATTCTACAGAATGTGGAACGACGCCTGGAAAAAGGCCCACGAAAATGGTTATGAGTCTGTAACTCTATTAAATGATGACATAGAACTTCACGAAAACTCAATAGAGGTGGCCCAACGTGTTTTGATGGATGATCCAACTGTGGGTATTGTTGGTCTTAATTACAATAGGAGTTTGTCTGACGGATCAGACTTTACCGCTGGGTTTAAACAATGTGATGGATCATATAGAAAATATGGAATTTGGGGTTGTGCATTTTTAGTAAAAAGTAACCTATGGGGGGTAGTTCCGCCAATAGATGAAGGTTATAACCTATGGTACGGAGATGATGAGCTGTTTGAAAACACAATTCGCCATGGTTACAGAATCGGTATAGCTTTAGGAGCTCCAGTTCTTCACTACGCGTCAACTACCGCTTCGGCTCATCCAGAACTGTTAGCTATGACCGGAGATGACGCAGAACTGTTCTACAGTAAATTTAATAATTAAATTACTACAGTTCTGTTGTACCCTCGGTTTTCTAAAGGAGAAATACACTCTGGGTAGTGCCTACCAATGCAGTCTTTTCTTACGTACGTTGGGACTCCTAAGAATTCCTTAGCGTCCATAGCGTAGCATGGGTCGTCGCTCAAAGACCAATCCCATCTCCAGCGAATTCTTGAGTAAACCCTTTTTGAAGCAAGTAAATAACCAGCTGTATTCCAATGTTCTTGTACTGGAAATGGGTATTTGTCAACAACAGGCCCTGATAGGCAGTATGTGCCCACTTCACCACCTACTAAATCGTGGTTCATTTCAAGAAGTTTGGGGAAAGTCTGCTGATCAGGAGTTGTGTCAGAGTCTAGGAACAAAATATGACTGGCGTGCCTTGCTAATGCAAAATCTTGCACAATATTCCTTCCAGCGCATATATGCGGGATTCTATTGCCACTAGTAACCTCAGTCCTGGTGTCATCGTAAGAATATGAGAAATATTGACCGTTTATTAGGTTTAAAGAGTCAATTAATGGCTTAAATGGCTCTAATCCGCGCTTATCTACCTCAATAGCAGCAAAATAGCAAACCTCTTCGTTGTGGCTGGCTTTAAGCAATTCAAGGTTAGTAAGCCAACTTGCCCAAAGTGGCTGTTGGTCCATTGCAAAAGCAGTTAAAGTGGTACCCACTACGATCATTATGCCTCCTAGTTTAACTATTTATGATTTTTAAGCAATTTTTAGCCTAAAACACCTAATTTACACTATTTTTCCTCGTTTGCTGACTGTTCAAGGGCTTTTATACCCTCTTGAACGTCATCATACTGCCTAACTGCTGTCTTTGTTATGTCACCAGTGGGTCCAGCTAGTCGACTTACCATACCGCGCTCGACCATTTCGGCTCTTTTACGAGATGAAACACCCCAAAATGGTGATTTAACAGGCCCTTTAGGCCCAATTATGTTAACTTGCCAGTCAGATGAGCCCTCATAAAGTGGTGTTATGTGAGTTTTTACGGATGGTTGATCTAGTGAGTCTTCACCAATAGCGTATTCTCGGTGTGTTCTTTGCCCATCATCCGATGTTAAGTCTCTAACCATCGTAAAATGCATGTCCTGAGCGTAGAATTGTCGTGGGTTTAGAGGAGAAACCTTCTTACGCCCACTCATGCTCGGGTGGTTACGCCTGCGCACTTCCTGAGGAGTAGACTCATCTGGCTCGTCGTCACCTTCGTCGTCGTCAAATGTTGTGTTCATAGCTCATCCTTAATACAATAATTAGCAATTTCCGCCGTTACACGCGCAGTTGTTGCTTCCGTGAGAAAAGCTCCCGTATCTGGTGTTAGTAGAACATGCTTTCCAGTCAGGTTTGTTAATAACGTTACCTTCATCGTCCATGCGGTCCACATCAGGGTTGGTCCTGTAGAACCACTCAGCATTCAGTTTGGCGTCATTTGCAGGCTTAGACAATGCTTCATAGCGTTTATTATGCTCAGCTATCTCTTTACGCTTCTTACCAATTAGATTGTGTTCAGTAATATCATTAATTCGACTAGGGTTATAACCTTTATACGGGTCGTCACGGTACCCAGCCTTCAATACTTCTTCATCAGACAGTTTTTTCATTTTAGCCATAATCGCCTCAGTCAAACCCGCAAATTTTTACTACCCCAACTATACTTCAATCTCACGTTGGGAAGTATTCGTCTGGGTGGATCTTGGCCCAAGTACCAGTGCTAAGGTCAACTACGTCTTCTGCAACATCGTGACCTCTACGAGATTGCTGTATTATTTTAAGGAATTGTGGACTAAACCTCTCTGGGTCCCAACCTCTCAGCTGTGGCTGATGTACAGGGTTTGCTAATGCGTGTTCCATTATTTCACGAGCTCTTGGAGAACTGGGGTCGCGCAGAACCCCCCGTACTCTGTGTCTTAACTCGCCCATGGCCTCTCTAAAGTTACTACTCTGTGTGTCATCTCCAAATGCTTGCCACTTTGCGTCTTCCACAGTATACCCCCAATGCGGGTCGTGCTCGGCAGCAATAAGTTTTGCGGTAAACGCATCATGTTCGTTTCTCCACCCAGGCTCTCCAGGTATGATATCTATATGATGGGTATATGGCATTCTAGTAGATATTAAGTGCGTACTGGCAGATTCGACATCTTTATCTACATTCCCCGACCTAACACGGTTGGTGTAGTCGTTTACGTCTTTGTAGCCGAAACGTAAAGCTGCAGTGTTAGCCTCATCTAGGTGACCTGATGTGTGGATCAGCCCTTCATCATGTTCGTCAACCCTGATCAGATTGCTAGGTACGTGTTGTTCCCCTCTAGTTGGAGAAATATACATTCGTTTGTTACTAAATACTGGGTGAGTAGAAGCAACATTCCCCATACCAGAGGTAAATGAGGTTAGTCTACGTATATGAGCTTCAGGGTCAGCGAGACGGAAAGTTCTGTTACGATCAAATGACCCCCCAAAGTCATCAGCATCAACCCAGGTTTCTTTACTATTCCTCAGTAATTCAGCCATGGTTTACCTCCTAATAGAATAGGTCTATTATAGCTCACTTGTCGGTTGGGCGGCTTTACGTTGTAACCGGTTAAGTTGCAGAATAGGGCTATTGCGTAGTTGGGTGCTCATTGGGGGCTGGGCCCTACGGGGGAGGCATCGTGGGCGTCGTCATAATGGTGGTAGGTAGGGAACACGCACCTAGCGACGCAAGTCGCGTAGCACGCAAGTGCTTGGTCGTGCCCCCACTTAGGCTCATTCCCGAGCCGAATAATGCCTACGGGCAGGAAGGTATGGCAACTCATGTCCACACTAATCAGCAGGTTGGCGGAGGGTATCCGCCGACACGGTGCGTTCCAGACCGCTCGCGCGGCTGCGGAGACATTCTTCGCGGACCTCGCCAAGGTGGCGAACGAGATCGCTCAACTCTCTCCGGAGAAGGTCGAAACCTCGGAAGTCGCCAAGGCGTGGACGGAAACCATCGGCAAGGCTCCGAACGGATTCGGGCGACTCATCGTCGCATTCGGACGGTTCGCGTCGCTCCCGAACACCGTGTCGTCGCTCGCCGGTTCTCAGCCATTCACCAACTACTACGGTGCGTTCCAACTCCTGATGGAGAAGGAAGTGGACCAAGTGGAACTGGCATTGGCAACTGCCAAGACGCAGAAGAACGCTTACACGTTGCTTCAGCGGATTGGCAAGGAGACCAAGAGCAAGGATGAACTGACCAATGAGCAGTACCAAGTCCAGATGGACAAGGTGTCTCAGACGTGGTTCGACCATGCCGCCAAGGTGTGTGCTCTCGACACCCTGACTCCTGAGGGACGCAAGTTCCTTGAGCGTCTCGTGGCGATGAGCAATCTCGCCTCCGCCAAGTTGGGCGTCAACGCCTGACCTGATGAGGAGTAATGCCCCCCAGAAATGGGGGGCATTATTTCTTTGCCTCTGCCACGACCGTGTTTCTGCCACGACCGTAGTGTGTGGAGCATCTCTGCTCCCTGCGTCTGGCTGGACCGGATAGCGTCGCAAACGGCGCGCCGTCCAGTACGAGGTGCCTAGTGTGACAATTGTCATAGCCATGTGACAAATGTCTCACCGTGTGGCAATTGTCACTACCATGTGACAAATGTCACAACTTGTGCCTATGTATGGGCCTATGCTTTCGTTGTACAACGTTATCTGAGTGCAACGTCTGCTTTAGCACTACTCACCCCCCGTTTGTAGTTGCTATTAGCACATAGGCGTATACATAGCATAAGCCAGTGTGTGTTGATCGCCGTCTTACCCCCTTGCGAGACTGGCTGATCCATGCACTGGCAAGATCTTATTGACTGTATCAACCATTGACTCCACCATGATTGAGTGGAGCATTATCAGGAAGGGCAAAAAATAATGAACATCAAGGAAATTGAGGAGTTGGCGCTCCTCTTGGAGGGGGAAAACCCCTCAAGCCATGGTGAGTGGCTCAGGCTCAGGGCAGACGCCCTGACCGCTTTGACTTGGCTGACCCAAGCGAGTGGGCCACGTGTCACGCCCGAGAACCAGCCCGTGGCTGAGCGCCTCCAGTGCATCTACAGGGGTGCAAACATCGGAATCGGTCAGTACGTGGCGAAGCCTCGGCTTTGCCTCAACAAGATCTGATCAAAAGGCACGAGACAGGACTTCCCCCTTCTGTCGGGACTAACTGGGGCTTGCCACCCGTCAATCAGATGCCTCTGAGCAAGGCATAACAATACTGCTCAACCCACCCCTCTGCGGGTAATATTATGCGGAGGGCCGGTGCGGTAGTCGTGGATAAGCCGCATCCGTTATGCACCACGCCGACCTGAGTATGTCGTAAAAATGCTCACTTGGGGCGTTAGCTCAGTGGTTAGAGCAGGGAACTCATAATTCCTCGGTCGTAGGTTCGATCCCTACACGCCCCACTCCACTAACAGAAAGGGGGCGCAAAATGCGCTTTTGTGGTGAGATAGAGTACATGACCCGCAAGGGTCCTGTGCACAGTGACGTGTGTCACGAATGTGGTGAGCTGGAGAAAGAGTCCAGCCCGCTGGTCGACAAGGAGTTCTATCATAAACTCCTTGACGAGTGGCTTGCCAAGAGTTGTGGCACCGGCTTCTTCTGGATCGGTGATCCGGAAGCGATTCGTCGCAACTTCAAGGGCTGAGATCTGGGCGGTGATGTACAGCCGACCTAGGCACTAAGTGCATGGTTCTGCAGGACCATAAGTGTGCAGGCACGCAATAGAAACGTGTTGGGTGTATCCCATAGGGTAGTGGTTCATAAACCAAAGCACGTGTAATGGCTTCCCGTTTCTATATTACACAGGTTGCAGCCGTGGGCAGTATCACGGCAAGCGTAGTAACAGGCCTACAATATGGTAGGTAATCCTAACACTGTTACTGTCGTGTAGTGCTGGCCAAATCGTAATGTGACGTGATGTAGCACATCAAGACAACCAGCGCGAAAGCACCA